GGCAGAACCAACAGTTTTGCCCTTTTTAGGCTCAAGGAGGTTGCCTTGAAACATAGTATATTTTTTACTCCATTTTTGGAGATGTGTAATTATAAATATTAAAAAGTCTGGAAACCCGCATAAACACTGGATTTTTTCTTTCCCAGATTTTCCCAAAAACAACAGGATTTGGGTACTTATTCTTACACACGCCCAAAAACAAGCATTTTTGGGTACTTTTCGAAACACACATAATTCATTTTTGGGTAACTTTTTCGACACATAAAATCAAAGGAGGTACACTATGTACAAGAAAAACTACAAAGGACGCTGTGAGAAAAAGTCTCTTTCTAAATGTGACACGATCTGCCGATGCTATAGCACCATCCAATCTGCTTATGCAGACAAACTGGAAACCGATCCATCTGTTCAATCCTTTCAATGTAACACGCCACTCGAAGATGAAGACTACACAACAGACTTCCTTATTACACGACAGGACGGCACGCAATATGTCCGAGAGTGTGTAGAACGAAGTCATCTGACCAAGCCAAAGCCACTTACAATCAAACTTCTGGACACATCACGTTCCTACTGGCTTGCCCATAACGTTCAAGATTGGGGGATTGTAACAGATGCAGAAAGCTGATATAGCCTATATCAATAACACGTTCTACAGAATTTTAAAGACATCAGATAACCAAACCCTTGTAATTGACTGTCTCCATCCGAAAATGCCATTCTGGACGCTCAGAACGCAATATACCCCATTGCCAGAGAAGCAATTATATGATGCACTCAACATCGCCCCACCAGCCGAACAGGAGCTTACATCCGATCAGATGCGCATTGCACATGAGCGGTACACACTGATTGCACCGATCCTATACCACTTAGGAGAAAGCACAGCAACTGCAAACATCATCTCTTCCATCTCAGAGGAGCATAACATCAGTAAGCAGACTATCCGCCGCTATCTGTATCAGTATCTAATCTTTCAGACCGTCACTGTACTTGCACCAAAAGTTCATACGAAAGAAAAAGTGCTGACCAAAGATGAGAAAAACATGAGATGGGCATTGAATAAGTTCTTCTATACACGCAGACAAAACAGTCTTGTTACAGCATATGAAATGATGTTAAAAGAAAAGTATTGTGACAGCACGGGACAGCTCTTGCCCGATCATCCATCCTTTTACCAGTTCCGATACTTTTACCGGAAGACTAAGAAGCTCCAAACTTATTATATTTCTCGTGATGGACTGTCAAATTACCAGCGGAACAATCGTCCCTTGCTAGGAGATGGTATCCGTGAGTTTGCAACCAATATCGGCACTGGTATGTTTGATTCCACAGTATGTGATATCTACCTTATTGACGAAACAGGTACCTTAAAAGGTCGTCCGATCCTAACCACTTGCATTGATGCTTACAGTAGTATGTGTTATGGCTATGTTCTCTCATGGAATAACGATACAAAGAGTTTATGCCATCTGCTCCAAAATATACTTACCGACAAAACAGAATGGTGTAGAAAGTTCGGTATCCCACTAGACAAATCCCAGTGGAACGTGCAAGAGTTACCGGGCATCTTTGTAACTGATATGGGACGGGAATACACATCAGAATCCTTTGCGCAGATTACAGAAACAGGCGTGACCATGGTAAATCTTCCACCATACAGACCAGAGCTGAAAGGTGCTGTAGAGAAATTCTTTGACATCATTCAATCCATGTATAAACCACTTCTCAAGGGCAAAGGTGTGATTGATCCGGACTTCCAGGAACGAGGTGCAAGAGATTACAGATTAGATGCTTGTCTTACCATGTATGATTTCGAAAAGATTGTCCTGCGCTGCATCGTTTACTATAACAGTCAACGGCTCATAGAACGATTCCCTTACACACAATCTATGATTCATGATGGAATAAAGCCATATGCGGCCAGTATATGGGAATGGGGAAGACGACAACCAGGCGCAAATTTAATTTCATTCCCGCATGATACCGCGAAAATAATCCTATATCTGCTCCCACGTACCATTGGGACATTCACTAGGCGTGGTCTAGTGGTAAATGGGATGCGGTATAAACGGGATGATTGCGCCGAAAGATTCCTGCAAGGTGGAGATGTTAAGGTTGCTTACGATCCAGATGATGTATCTGTAGTATGGACAGTAGAGAAGGGCGATTTCATGCCGTTCGTATTGGTTGAAAGCAGATATAAAAGCAGAAGATTAGATGAAGTAGAGCAGATCAAAAAACAGAGCAAATCAACACTACGTTCTGAACAAAATAATGCAAGACAGGCGAAAATTGATTTGATGAATGAGATCGAGTTGATTGCTAGGGGAGGAGTTAAAAGATGAACGGTAAATTACTTTCACAATTGCCTGATTTTTTATGTGAAAACGAATTAGTAGAACGACTGAAGATATTACCAAACTATAATATAAACATTGCCAATGAAACAATGCCAACTCGTCTTCTGGCGTTATCAGAGTTATATGATATTTATATTCCATCACAATTATCTGTTGATGTATATAATAAATTGTATATGGCATTACTCAGATCGATTAAGAAAAAAGAAAATGATATGATGGTAAAACAGCAAAGAATCGAAAATACAACAAACACCATACAAACGTACAATGGTATTATAGGTGGTGCTGATTCGTTTACAATCATTGGAGTTTCTGGCATAGGGAAGAGTAGTGCTATTACCAGAGCGATCTCATTGATTTTCGGAAATCATTTTATCGAAACAACAGACCCATATCAACGAATTGCTCCTTTTATACTTGTGCAATGCCCATTTGACTCTTCTGTAAAAAGTCTATTGTTAGAAATCGTTCGTATTCTTGATGCTACATTGGATGGAGATTATTTACAGGTAGCACAACGGTATACTACGGATAGACTAATCGGTTTTGTTAGCCAAATATGTTTAAATCATGTTGGGGTACTTATTGTTGATGAGATTCAAAATGTAGTTAATAATAAAAACGGTGATAAACTTATTGGGGCATTAACACAGATTATAAATAGTAGCGGAATTAGTGTATGCATGGTTGGAACACCAGAATGTCTACATTGGTTTGAAAGTGCACCACATCTGGAACGAAGGACAATAGGCTTGCGATATTTACAAACTGATTATGATGATGATTTTATACATTTTTGCAAAAATCTATTAAAATTTCAATATGTACAACAATACACAGAACCATCAGAAAAATTTATAAATTGGTTGTATGCTCATTCAAACGGAGTGACGTCAACTGTTGTATCATTATTTTATAGAGCACAGGAATTAGCCATTATGAGTAACACAGAGAAATTAAGTATTGATATTTTTAATGCGTCATACAATGGGCTGATGTCTATGCAAGTAGAAAAAGTGCAAAAGAAAAATAGTCAAACGGTCAATAAATCACATAAAAAAATAACAATTCATCATTCGAATGGTGTTAATATTGCTGACTTATACAATTATTCACAATCAAATAACTATGATCTCTTAACTCTTATTAAAAATACTTTTACTGTTGAAGAGGTAGAAATATGTTAAATTATTTTCCTAAAATATATGACTATGAATTGTTCTATAGCATATATTCAAGATTGAAACAAGATATAAATGTACAGAGTAATCAATCTTTTAAAGAAATCGTGTTTAAACGACCGAATGAATACATCGAAATATTTTATATAAACGAACCAAGTGATGTACTACGTTCTTTTATATCGAAAAATTATATTATTAATGACTTATACTATAACCATACTATGTTTTTTTACTGGTCTGTATTTCTAAACGAATCGGATAAAGAAAATGCGTTGAGAAAGCTCATATCAAATGACAAAAGTTTTTTAGAATACCTTTCCCCAAGACCAAAACATAAACATCAAAAAATATTTCTAAAATATTGTCCGTTATGTGCAAAAGAAAATCGAGAGCAATATCACGAAACATATTGGAATGCTTTCCATCAAATTCCAGAAATTAATGTTTGTGTAATTCATGGATGTAAACTCAAAAATTCATCGGTTCATGTTAACAATTCAAGAATAATATATTTTCTAACGGCTGAAAATTGCATTAATGATGATTATTCATATGATATGGGAACCATCGGTGAAATCAAGGCTGCAAAATACCTATATCAATTAGTAGTAAGAAAACAGAGTCTTAAGAACGGTATTACGATGTTTGACGTATTTTACAGGAAGTTAATTCAAAATAAATATATCAATCAGCTTTCATGGCTCCAACACAAGTCTGTATTTTTAGATAATTTTAAACAATATTTATCTGATAATAACATAAAGGAGGCTTGTCAAATAAAAGCAATGAGTAGTATATTCTTAAATAAAGCGAATCCACTTAGAACAATTCATATATTGTTATTTTTAGATATACAAATATCTGATATTTTTGTATGCAAAACGGCGAAACAAATTGATTCGGAATTAATTGAAAGAATTCGATCAGAGTATACAAAAGATAATGGTATAAACAAACTTGCGAAACAATATCATATTTTACCTTATAATGTAAGTAAAATAATTAATGGTCAATATGAAGTTGAAAAACAAAAATTAATAAGCCAAAATTATGCGTATAGTAGCAGTAGGAATATACCGCCTAAAGGAAAGAGGTATTCTGAATTAGATAAAAAGTATTATCCTAAAATTGAATATTATATTGGCTTATATTTTAAGAATTCTGACAAAGTTAGAAGATTAACTGTAGGAGGATTTAATGTTTTCATGCAACAAATTTGTCAAGACATCAGAAGAAATGATTTTTATTATATGCCACAATGCTATAAGTATATTAAAACAAAAGAAAAACCAATAGAGGATTATTGGGTCGATAAAATAAAATATATTGTCGATCAAATTGACAGCGATTATATTTCATATAGCGAATTGAAGGGTATGGTACACATAATAGAAAAAAATATGATAAAAGCCATGGATATACTACAATACAGATATCCTGAAACGTACCTAAAAATACAGAAAAATAATAAAAAAGCGTAAAAAAATGGGGAATACCAAAATTAATTGATATTCCCCATAAAATTATTGCATCATTTTATCGTATATGATATACTATTTTTGCACTGATGAAACGGTTGTTTCATATGATGGTGAAAAAAGAAAAATTTCTTTTCTGGCTGCCTGATGAGGGTGGCTTTTCTTATTTCACGCATGTATTTATTATAATCTAACACAGCATTCAATTGCTATCCATCCTGCACCAGATTTCAATTTACCCCATGTATATCCATCAGCAGTTTTTGTTTCTGTGATAGTATATGTTCCAATAGGGCAAGAACCAATAGCAATTCTAGCGCTTAGACCAGCAGAAGCACGAACTCTGATGCCATTTTCCTTAACTGCAATTTGAAATTCTTTATTTACAACAGTGCTATGCTTATCCAAAACACCGACATAGGTACAAAAATCTTTGTCAATGCAAATCCAACCTGCACCTGATTTTAGCTTACCCCAGTATGTATTTTTGATTTCAGTGATATTATAAGTTCCTTTGTCACGAATGCTTCCAGTTGCGCTTGCCTTGCTGGATGCATCGCTTCTAATTGTTAAAGCATCACAATTAACTTTATATTTTCCTACTTTGTATACAGGTGTAGCTGGCTTTACGGTTGGTTTAGGCACTGGTTTATTTGCAGTGGCTACTACACCAACATACGTACAATATTCATCCGAAACATTGATCCAGCCAGCTCCAGATTTTAGTTTACCCCAACAATTATTCTTAATCTCTGTTATAGTATACTCGCCACGATCTCGAATAGTATTGACAACTTTTGAATTAACAGTTGCATCCGATCTGATATGAAGATCACAATTTACCTTATACATACCAACTTTATATGTTTTTGTTTGTGCTGGTGTGGACGGTGCAACAGTAGGAGTAGAAGTAGAACCTAGCTTTGCTTTAAATTCGCTCCATGTCCAAGAAGTTTTATATTTATTGTTAGTAACATATGGAGCAGGACAATATTTGTTAACAACATCATAATGTCTAAGAATGTGATCAGCTCCTACGCCTAATTTATCCATAAGATATTTGACTAACTTCACACACGATTCTTGAGTTTCCGTAGTAAAATACCATTTTGGATCTTCAGCTGATTTTCCTGTTCCATCACATTTTGGACACATTTCAATTCCAATTGTATTATTGTTTCTAGCATATTTATGTTTTTGTGTATAGTATCCAGCAGTTCCGACTTGCCATAAGATCGCATCAAGACTTGCTGCTTGATAAATTGTTCCATCCCAGTAAATATAGAAATGCGCACCACAACCATCAGCATCAATTCTATTATTCTGACCAGCAACACCTAAATAGTGTATGCCAATATATTGTTTTGCATTTCCCCATTGAGGTACATAATTTTTGCTTGCATTAGTCACATCTATAATATTTATACTCATATTTTCCTCCTGTACATCAAAGCGAGTTAAATTCCAACGTTCAATCAAACTACATAATTTGTCTACATATTTCACATCTGTCGCATAACCACCCTCTTTAATAAGTTGTGCTGCCTTTTTATAATCTTTACATCCAGATAATCCCTGATAACGTTTTACAGATCCATTCATCGCACCATTTAGATAACAAGAATGATCTTTGATACTAGATAAAATATCTGGATATTCTCTAAAATCAGCAGTAACGACATATATTGTTCCGTCTTTTGTTTGTTCATTCGTTTTCTTGGTATATTTACTTTTCCCGTCCCAAACAGATTTCCATGTATTGCCAGAAAGAGTGGTTTTCATACCAAATAAATTGTTTGCATTTTTAGCGAGTTCAGTAGTTCCATATCCAGATTCCAAACATGCCTGAGCAGTAGTAATAGATGCCAAAATGCCACTTGTTTTCATATCTTCTGCTGCAAGTTTTTCGATTTTTTCAACAAATTCTTGTTCTGTCATATAACACACCTTCTTTCGTTGTAAAAAAAATAAGAGGTACATTTCTGTTCCTCTTATAAAAAATGATTAATTATTTCATTATAAAAATTGTTTTCCCAAAAATTTTATAATACGGGTTTTCTGCTTCTTTTTCATTGCTTTTTATGGTATAATAAGAGCAGTGAAAAAGGAGCAGAAAACATATGGCTGGCAATTCAAAAGATTCAAAAATCCTTGCGTACAAGGACATGATCAACCAACTGAATAAGACGATTTCCACACAGACAGAACTGATCCAGTCTTTACAAAAAACATTGGAAGCAGACCGGCTGGAAAAAGAAAACCTTCATCAGCAGATTGAATATCTCACGAAGAAACTTTTTGGTACTTCCAGTGAAAAACGGAAAGATATCGATGTCCACTTGAATCAAATGTAGCAGTAGCAGCATATTTTACGGATTTTTCTGCATCTGACGTATTATCTACTTTTGAAAGACCGACTTCTGATTTTGTATGAGAATGTTGTTTTGTAGCAAATATTGACTTCAATTTTAACAATAAATGAGATAAACCTTGTTCATTTAACTTTTTGCTCATTACTCCCTCCTTTCTATTTTATATCATCCCTTGACAATAATTGATAATATGGTAAATTAATAGTAAGGGAGATGATTGTATGTATAATAAACAAAATCTAATACCAGTACCAGTAATTGCGTCTTTCGATACAGAAGGAAGAGTCATGCCTTTGTATTTTAGATATAAAGAACATGGCTCTATTCCTGTAACAATGAAGACACAAGTAAAGTATATAACATATATTCAATTTACTTGTGAATGCGAGATAGATTATCAAATGCACCAAATATATTTAATATATGAATGGGGCGAGCGGAAATGGTATGTAAAGAATATGTATTAAATTATTTCGATACAGTGTTTGTGTTTTCTGCTTCTAGCTTTGCAATATATTCATCATATTCAGTCCAGATATCATTTTCAAATTTATCAACAATATCATCAATAGCAGACTTATTTGCTCTATATTTTCTGCCATTATTGATGTATCGGTTAATGATCGGTACATCTGGATGTTTTGCGTCCATGTTTGCGTCCATAGATATTACTGTTTCGCCATCTACAGTAATAATACCCGAATAATGAATATCCTTTGTGTAAGTTGCTTTTACTTCTGCCATAGTTCTGTCCTCCTAAAATTAATTTGTATTCCCAGAGAGATTATCCCTCATGGTTTCAAGTTCACTTCTTAGATCTGCGACCTCTAACTCAAGATTCGATCTTCTTTGCTTTTCAAGCTGAAGTTCGTGTGTAATAAGCGCGATCAAGTTTGTATATACCATCCCATATGTGTCATTGTAGCCATTTTCTGTCACTCGTTGATCGTGATGTACCAAATCCAGCTCGTCTTCACGAATTCCAAGCTCTTTCATAGCATCCACGACATCTTGTGCCACAAATCCGAAACGAATTCGTTGATCGTCATTCACCATTTTATATTGTACTGGCTGAAGCCGATCAAAGAGTTCTGAATGAATATCCACAGGATTGGCGTTGGAATGTTCCGAGTCGAGGCTCATGGTCGCTATTTGTGATTCCGTATCTGCACCCAATGGCTTAATATCATATTTTGCTTTTCTATCTGACATTATCTGTGTTGCATTTTTAGCCATCAATCTATCCCATAACTGTCCAGCGCCATTGTCACCAAGCAATACTTTTTCGGTATAACCTTTCGATGGGGAAAATGATCCCCTATATGTTCCTCCAGACCATCCACCAGCATAAACACCAACAGCACAATCATATCCATTTCGAATAGATGAAAATTCAACAACGCCATCTGATATATCAATATCACCTTGCTTTGTCGTTTTTCCAGTGCTATCGGTAGTAGTGGCTGTCGCTCCGAATGTATTTTCTGCCGCCGATACCATACAATTACCGGTTGAAGTACTGCTGGTTAATACTGCTTGGTGAGTACTTCTTAATGCTACATAGTCACTTGACATTTCACATGCTTGATATCCGTAATACTGTTTAGATTGTATTTTTCCAAGACCGCCACACAACTCAATAACCGAATCTTTTGTATTTTTTCCGAGCTGGATCAACTTATCACCATAATATGCAAGAGTTATTCCTGCCTGATTTATTATTTCAAACGCCGATGCCGAAATTTTGGTTCGATAACCAGACCAAGAGCCATCAGTTTTGTTTCCAATTTGTAAACCATTTCCAGAAGTAAACTCCATAAAGTTGGTTGCTGTTTTTGCTGCATTTTCTGAATTCATACGATATGCCAAATCCTGTAATGTTCCAGTTATTGGCTCGGTAGTCTGAGTTGTAGATGATGTTTCCCAAGATGTATATTTTCCTGCAATCGTATATGTCCCCCAGCTATATGCCCAAGGTAAATATACCCATACATCACATTTGTTTGAGGCTGTTGCTCGCACTTGAACTTTCAAGTCATCGCAGTTTTGTCTAGTTACACTAACTCCAAATGCTGAAGTTGTTGAAGCCGATGCTTGCCATCCATCTTTGATTACGATTTCGGCTTGAGAGTTCTGTTGTGCATGTCCGTTATATCCGTTTCCGGTATAGATATTAATAATAAAATTACTATTATCCCCTGCTGATATAAGAGTTCCAAGTTTAGACCATACGAGCTGATTTGCGCCACCCGTCAGCGGGTAACACTTAATATCAGCTTCACCTTTCTCACCTTTCTCACCTTTATCTCCTTTACTTCCGGTTGCTCCTTTGCTATTGACATACGCTAATAGTTTAATATTCACTGTGCCACCAGATACGGAAGTTACAAGCCATGTACCTGTATTTGATGATCCATCTAAACAAATAAATGTATCTCCGGCAAAAGGTGGTCTGTTAAAATCATTAGTACCGCATGTTGTTATTTGTCCAACACTCGTATACGTTCCACTAAAGTTTCGCTTAACTTGTAGAGCAGCACTACCTGTTGCTCCTTTATCCCCTTTATCACCTTTGGCTCCAGTAGCACCTTTATCCCCTTTACTTCCCGTGACGCAAACTGCTGTTGTCGTTGAAGTCGTGTTGTCAGTATAGGTAATCACCGATCTCGTCCAAATATATTTACTGTTCTCCCATCCAGGATAAGTCGTGCTCCACGATCCGCCGGACATGGCTGTTGCTGACGTTGATTTGTAATACTGTTCTACAATAGATTTAACGCCTTTACCGGTTGCACCAGTCCCTCCAGTATCTCCTTTATCACCTTTGGCTCCGGTTGCTCCCTGTGCTCCTGCAATGCAAACTCCATTTTGATTTGGCGAATACGTTCTGTTACCAGCTCCGTCCGTTGTTACCGTACGACTCCACATATACTTTCCATTAACCCATGTCGGCGCTGTCGTCGACCATGATCCACCAGAAAGTGATGTTGCCGATGTTGAAAGATAATACTCAACATCAACAAAAGATACATAATCCTCTGGAGCTGGTGTCCAGTCCGTGGCCATATTGCCTTTTTCGATCTTTAGGTTTTTAAACTGATAGGAAACACCTGTTCCGCTATTCATTCCAGTGAAATATGTATTCTGTGAAGTTCCTCTAGGCAATGTTGCTGCTGATTTTACAACCCATACCAGTTTTGTCCATACATTCGCAACTGTTTTGTTGTTTACGGCTTTACATGATTGTATCAACATGTTTGAACTGTCACCATGTCTAAAGCTTGGATCCATCGATGTAGAAACGCTTGCTTTGACATCTACGGATACGGTATAATTCGTGTCAGCCTCCCATTTTGTGCGTCCAATATAAGAAAACTGTATTACAGACCATCCGGATTGTTTTACAGAATCTCGTGTAAGTTTACATGTATTAACCCCAGTTTCGGATACAGATTCTTTGGAATAGCCGCCAGTTTGCATTGACCAACTCCATCCGGTTGTTCCTTTGTTAGTATTCATTGCTAAATTTCGTCCGCCGACGACAATTCCTTCCGGTGTACTACCAACGTTGTAAGCAGTTGAAGTTGTATTATCCGTATAGGTGATGATCGTACGAGTCCAGAAATATGGTTTGTCCGCACTTGTCGCCGGAGGAGTTGCTGACCATACTCCAGTAGGGATCGTAGTTCCAGACGAACTTGCCTGATATGTTACTGCAGTAGATTTAACGCCTTTTCCACTTGCACCAGTATCGCCCTTATCTCCCTTGTCGCCTTTTTCACCTTTCAGATCAGATTCAGCTGGCGCCCATTTTGTTGCAATAGATCCTTCCTCGATCTTAAAATCACGAATATACAATATTTCACCGACAGCAAATGTCGCATAGAATGTGAATGATGAATGTGCGGCATCTATGTATTTCCAAGTCATGAAATATTTCTGCCAAGATGTTGTCAAATCAATTCTCTTTATACCACCACACTCATGTCCGACTGGCACAGATGACTTATTGGCACTACATTTTGCCCAAAAGCTCCATGTATATGTTTTTCCAACCTTATCCGAAGTTTTACCGAATACTGGATAATGAGGCCCTGATCCAGCAGTAGTACATTTAACCTCAATATGATAACCGCATAAAGCATCCGGATCTAAAACAACCGTAGTTGTACCGACAAAACCACCTGCGGCACCCCATTGATTGTTCATCTTGTATGAATTTGGAACAAGATTCCAATTAAAACTATCAACTTGATCTGCTTTCTTACTAAGTTGTACTTGAAAACCATTCGCTGTTTGTTGTAAAGTCGATATATCTCCTTCAGCATTAGAAATCCGTGTTTTCATTGTTGTAGCATCTGATTTCATAGTATTAATATCGCCTTGTGCATTAGAAATACTCTTTTGTAGCCCAGAAGCTGTCGCTTGTAATGAACTTACGTCTCCTTGTGTATTGCTTAAATCCGCTCTGATGCCTGTTGCTGTTTGTTCCACTTTTGTGATAGCAGCGCTTGTATCTTCTGGAGCCGGACTCCATTCGGAATGACGATTTCCCTTTTCGACTTTGAACATTTTCCATCGAACAGTTCCACTTCGGACATAATCATGTCTTAGATTAACAAACCAATATGAATTTTTTATCTGGTCTGCCGAAACGGTTGTCGTATATAAAAATTCTTTCGTTCCGCTTCCAGAAATAGCAATGCTTGGACTTGATGGAAATGCTCCAGAACTCCATCCCGTTACATTTCCACTACCTTGTATCCATACTTTGGCAGTTTGCCCAGTAGCAGCAACAATATTTGAATAATTATAATATAGATGAATCGTAATTTCATCACCAGCAGCAAGACCATCTGTTAGAACGGTTGCAACTGATGGGCAGATATTTGCTGCACCACTAAAACCAGAAAACTCAGAAGAATAAGAACTGGATGTATTTCGAGCAAGATTTCTGCCTCCAATATAAAGAGAATTGAAATCTGTTTGTTTTGTATATGTTTTAGATACTTCTTGTGTGATGCTATCTGCTTTCACTTTAATAGCACTATTCATTTCTGTTGTTGTAGAATAATTCTTTAGCTTATTTGCCGTATCTGCTTTTGCATTTGATTCTGCTTTATTAGCTTTACTTGTAGCATCTGCTTTTGCACTATTTAAAGCATTATCAGCTTTTGTAGTTGCATCTTTCTTTGCATCAGCAATTCCTTGGTCATATACAGTTTTTTCTGTATATTTTTTACTCACATCCAATGTAATTGAATTTGCAGCTTGATTAATGGCTGAGTTCATTTCTGTTGTTGTAGAATAATTGGCAAAATTACCATTAATCTCTTTTTTTACTTGATCTAACTGCACATTGGTAGCACGTAAAGAAATATCATTTGTATTTTGCTGGATTGCTGTTTCGGCAGAAGATATTCTTGTTTCCATCGCCTTAATACGAGATACAATCACATTGCGAATTTTTAATGTTCCTGAAAAATTTCCCCAACTTTCAGTTTGAAGGAATACTCGAAAATATCTTGAATTTACTGGAACGCTAACTACAGAACTAATTTTTGTAGCTGTTGCTGCGGCAGTAGCAGTTGTTCTTGCGCTATAATTAATACCAACGCTTTGTTTTTGAGCATTAAATCCATATAAGCCGATCGCAGTACCTTTATAAGTACTATCTGTTCCTTCATTCGTTGAGTTGCCTTTTACAGAAGTAGAGATTTCAAACTCTATATTAAATGATTCTCCACCCATACATTCATAATATCCAGAAATAAATTTATCCCTTGACAAAGTTTTTACTGTATACCATTTACCATCTGCCGTATTATCATATGTAAAACCAAAATAATCTGCAGTGTCTTCTTTTAATTGTGAGTAATTCATTGGATCGCGGCTAAGAATATTAATATTAGTATTATTATTTGTTATTTGCGACTGAAGGTTTGTTGACGTCCTTTGTAATTCAGAAATATTGCCTTTTGCATCCGAAATATCTGATTTCATTGTCTTTGCATCTGCTTTTAAAATGTTAACATCTCCCTGGGCGTTCGTGATTTTTGTCGAAAGACCAGAGGCGTCAGATTTTAAAGTCGTGATATCACCCTTAGCAGTTTTCAGTTCTGCTTTAATTTCTGTATCTGTTTGAGATAAGGTAGTAACATTTCCTTGAAGTGTTTTGACATTAGTTTCGATTTTTCCAGCACGTTGGTCAAAACTTGAATATTTGCTCGTTGCGTCATTTTTAGTTTCATATGTAGATGCAACTGTTTGTTTGAATCCTGTAGCATCTTGTTTTATAGAAGCAATGTCTTTTTGGACACTTGCTTGATTATTTTTGACTGTGGTTTTAACATCGGATACTTCCGAGGTTATTTCGCCAATCTTAGTTTCTTGCGAACTCACTTGATCCCGAAGAGATTTAACGGTTGTGCCATCATAATTATTTACTGCGGTTGTAATATCTGTCTGCCAAACCTTGTTTGTAATTTTCTTGTCGATACCATCCACTTTGCTAGATACACCATTAACTCTGGTAGTTACAGTAGTCAAAGCATCCTTCATTTTGTCATCAGATAATACGATAACCGTCTGTCTGTCTAGCACAACAGATACTTTGTCAGTTTGACTTAATGTACATCGTACACTTTTAATGTTATTTGACGTTGGGGTATAAGTTAAAGATGATTCATTTTTTGAAGAAAGATATGTGGATTTGAAATCACTTCCTGTTGTCGATTCTTCTATTGTAAAAAGACCATGATACGGAATTCTATCGCTTCCATCTTTCTGATAATAAGCATTAAATGTAATAGAAGCAGGAGAGAGTGTTCCATCATATGTTTTGTTTATTACATATGATGATGGTTCTATGGAGTAGATATAGGACAACCCACCATCTTTAGATTTTGTCCAGGTAAAGTTTTTAACTAATGTTTTTCCATTTATACTAAATGTTAAGACTATATTTCCAGTTAATGTTAATTCAGTGCCAAGTGTAGCATTTTTTACGATATTCAAAATTATCGATCCATCATTAGATATTGTACAATTCTCAGTTGACCCAAGAGTCATTCCAGATGGAAGAGTGCCGACTGCTACGTTACATGGTGTTCTTGTTAAACCTCGATACCCTACAAATGATATCTCTATTAACATATCATTAATGACATGCCCATCATATGTACATGGAATATTTTGTGATTCGTTTCCAAGAGATATACTTAAAGCAGGTTCGCCAGGATTTCCTTGACCACCAACTGCACCTGCTTTTGCAAGCGACCAAGAAACTTCTTTCTTAAATACTAATCCATTTACAGAAATTGGTATGGAGAATTTTCCGTAATCTGCTTCAATTTTATTTCCAGCCTCGACAGAAAATGTGATTGTATTATTTTTTTGTATTACCGAAATTCCATTTTTACTTTCAACTGTTCCAATAGTGAAATTACTAACTGCATCTGTACCTTTGAATACCACAACAGAAGTATCAAAAGATTGATCCATTAAAGCAATATTATTTTGATTAGAAACAGAGAATGTTATATTTTCATTTTGAAGAATAACAGTATATGCCGATTCTCCATCGTTACCTTTGATTCTTGTCCATGTATAATCGTTAGGATTATCGGATTCATGTTTTTCAGTTTTGTTATAAGCAATGCCTATATAAACTGCATTTGTTGGATCGTCCGTCAAGTCAGTTCCATTTTTATCTTGTGCATACTTCACCCAGATATATTTGGAATCTGCGGATGTTCCATCTTTTCCATGTTGCAAAATCAACATGTCTAATTCGTTGCTTGATAGTAACATTGCTCACCTCCTTTTTTATGTGTTACATTTTTTCAATTAATGTATCGATATCTTTATCTGTTAACGTATTCGCATTTTCCTTGATTGCATCGATAACATTTGTTCCAATCTTTTCATAAGATTTGCTGAGTAATTTATTTAAAATTGCATCTGCTAATAAATCATAATTTATCTGCTTAAGAGATTTTCCACTATTGACAAATACGCTATCAGAAGAATCAAGTACTTCAGTTGTATTTACATCAATAATATTTTTGCTCGAAGCAGAAGTATCTGATGCTGCTTCAATGGAATATAAACTAATTCCATTTTCATCTTGTAATGTATTTGATTGTTCGTCCGTAATTGACACTTGTGCTACGTCTCCAATATCAACTAGACAACGAATTCTCTTACGTATAATTGATTTATCAACATTAATTGTCAATGTTTTATTATTTCCAACCGTTTTCCAATCACCTGACTCGTTATTTATAATTTGCCATTTGTAAAATATCGGTTCCATAGGCGTAGCACCTTTATATACTTGACATGTACATATAGTACTCGTAATTGTTGTATCATCATCAAACACTACTCCTTTTTCACTGGTGATAATTACAGAAATAGAAGGCTGTCCATCGACTCCATTTAAACTATCCAAAATATGTACAGTTAATACATCGTATAATTTTTTTGTGGAATCTTCGACTTTAATAACTAAAGATTTTTTTGTTGATGGTAATGTTGCAATATAAGAAGATGGTATTATGATTGAAGTTTTATCCGTAGATACATATCTTGTATTTTCTACATTATCTATATACCATTTACCGATTTTAACATCATTTCTATATTTTGCCGTTATAGTTATATTGTTTGGAGATATAACACCATCTATTTTTCGAAATATCTGTTCACCATACAAATCTAGTGTACCAATTTTACCCTCTACATTTTCAATCTGATCAGTAATTTGTTGCTTAATTGAAGTGAACTCTGCATCAACTCCATGACCATTAACGATGACTTTCGCTGCGTCAACATTTCCATTCTTATCCGCTTCAATAACATTGAAATTCAGTTTATCTTTAGAAAGAGTTCCATCCGCAACCATATCGTTTTTAATCAATCCATCAGCGATAGCAGATTCTTTAATGCCTTTAGAATCAATTAATACGCCTTTACCTGTCTCATCATACAAAGTAAACGTAAAATTATCCTTTGCATCACGACCAATTTGAATACGTACATTATTATTTTTGTCTTTAAATTGCATTGTGTTACCAACGATAGTAAGTCCACCATCGTCGGAAGCAATATTAAATTTATCGGCAGAAATAGTACTTGCCTTTAGCATTGCTACAGTAATATTTGCCGCAATCAAATCACGAATGACTGCATCGTCAACAACAACATTACTAGCAGTAAGATGAATAAGGTGTCCAAGTTCTGCAGATATATTTCCAGCCAATAAACTATCAATCGCAGCAACAACTGCGGATAATTCCTTAAAATTACCACTACCTGCGACAATTTTATCAGCAGAAATTAATTTTGACTGTAGATATTCGAAATATCCATTCTCACCATATAGATCAGTAACTTTAATCAACTTGGCATTTAATTCTTGTAATGATATAGAACCACTACCAAGCATACCGGCGAATTCATTATTTATAATGGAAGAAACTTTATTGCTGAATGCACCAGAAGATAAAAGCTTTTGGATTAGCCCAGATGTAAGAGTGACGCCTTCATTATTTAGAAAGTTATTAGACGAGCCAGATGCGGAAGATTTACTGCCACCAGATGAATTATCAAGAAGATATGGAAGATCGAAAAATCCGTTTTTTGTTCTTGTCATATTGGAGAAAGTTAATTCAATATTGTTATCCATCATTAATGGATTGTATGTCATTTCAATCAGACGAAGTTTAACAACATTATTATCTCCTATTGTCAGATATAAATAATCACCGCGATTTATATTTTTTGTATAATCCTTATATTCACTTTTTGCCAAAAAGTTATCCAACGAGGTTATATATTGGTATTGCGGATGAGAAGATATATATAAATCATCAGACGCCGTATTGAATAGCTTTAGTTGTTCATCAATAGCAGAAACCTGATCGTCAGAATCTGTAAGGAACATATTATCATTCGAATATGTGCCATCGTAATAAACTTTAGATAATTCTAAAAGATCTTTTTCGGTAAATGATATAGTGTCGGACGGTGATGCAATTTTTTGATTTTTAGCATCAATAATACAATTTGATTTTTCGTCAACCAAATAATTATTGTTTTGATGTGTCCACGTTTCTTTATTAACCTTTTTTGTTAATTCAAGTCTTTCTTTGCTATAAGTATTTAAAACATCATTTGCTGCATCAATTTCAGATTGTCTCTGAGCATATGCTTCCTGGCATCCACCTACATAATTAGAATCTAATTGATTTTGAGCGTCCAGATATTTTGCATACATCTTATCATGAATGTCTTTAGTGTGAGAAGAATCTTCAGAATAGGGTTTATCGTAACCGCCCTTTTTGCAAGTTTCAACTGTGTTTTTATACTCTTGCAGCTTTACTTTTAATTCGTCTAATCCGTATAACTTCCAATTGGTCTTATAAGAATCTACATAATCTGCATTGTCATCGTCCGTAGGTAATTGACGATTATTCATTTCGATTTGAATAGATGGAAGAATTACATCTCGAATTTGATAATAATCATTAGCATCCGAAGACTTTTTTAAAGCATCCTCATCAAAGTTGCCATTGCTATCTACATAGAATTGCTCATAACCCTTGAGTTGGGCCTGGTAATTTGCTTGCGCTTCTTTTAATTCATCATCTGTAAATGTACTCCAATTTGTAGAGCAATCATCCAAAGGAACACGATCATACAATTCTGTGATAACTTTCATCTGTTGATTATATTTTCTAGTCGCTTCAATATAATCAATCCTACAGTTTTCCGCATCTTGTTTCCATAAATTATATTTTTGAATAAAAGCAGAAGAGAAATACTTTTCATTTAAGTAATAATCAATATTTTCAATATAGTTCGATCCAAAATTTACATAAGTAATACCAAGATTATCTGATCCTTGTACATAATAACGCGTAAACATTTTAGAATCGTCAACAGATATTTCTTGAGACTGCTGCAAATTTTTGAAATTGATATTTATATTTGTACTATTCCCGTAATTTTCAGGATGATAAGCGTTGATCTTCATATGAAGAAAATCAAAAACAAATATACATTGGAAATACTGCGCCATATCCTGTGTAAAAAAAGAATATACATCCTGACTTTCTATATCGAACGATCCAATCTCATCGGATAGAAGAGTGTATGTTTCAACATATTTTCCATCCCTATATGTTCTATATGTCTTTGGAACAGTATCAATTTCTCCAATCGTCCAGCCATATACATTGCCAGCCCTAAGAACAAGATCTAACAGACTGAGCTGTGGATTGTCTGGGTTATAAAATTTTATCTGTTCTTTGGCAAATTCTACATCATCTATTTTTTCTACATTATCATCTGCCAACATCTCATACGAGTCAGTAGTTCCTTGATTAATTTTAAAATTTTTTAAATCATGTTGCTCCATTTCTATCTCTGCTGAGTGGCAGGTAATAGTTTTAGTCTCTTTAATTCCATCATGTGATATTTTAGGTGCATCCATGATAAACCATCCAACATTATCGACGTATACTCGCATAAGCCAAGCAACTAAATCATATACGTTGGAATGTACTAATTTCGATAAACCATGTTCATCTTCGATTAAAATCTTTTCATTAATATTAAATGTTAATTCATATGTATTAATGAATTTGGAAGTAAGCTGAAATGTACTTTCTTCGATTCCGTTGATAGCACATAGAATCTTATTGTTTGGTGTACCTAAATACACATGACTTTGTATTGGTTGGTTATAACGATCATAAACAATGTTCAAAATTATTCACCAACCTTTCGTGCCTCAATGTGTTTTATACGAAAATCGCAGTTACCATAGAATAAGAATGAATTATTCCCATGAGCTAGTTGTATCCAATACATATGAGCGACATCATTGATGCCTAATTTATCATATCTTACCATCCGTCCAAGCTCATCATTAATTGTTAACTTCTGGCAATCCATAGATATATTTAAATCTTTTGAAACAGACAAAACCATAATGCCATTTTCGATGATATAATATACTTTTGAATCTGTCCTATAAAAAACCGTACATGCTGTTTCATTTCCATATACATCAATTAATTTAAATTGAGTCAATGTATTATCGCATCTCCAATTAATATCTTTGGTTTCTTCTGAAATGTCAAATTGTGCAGTACATGCATTTGATTTTGCATATAATTCAACATAAGAAATTAATTGTCCCATATAATTTGTATTAGAGGAAGATAGTGTTCCTGTTTCGCGAATCGTACAATCAGACATATTACAAATTACAATATCCCCATTTGCTTTTGGAAAAATATCAATCGTTGGATACACATAACTATTTAATTCATCACTGTTATTTGCGATTAGAATATTTTTATATGTTGAACATGATACGTTAGTTGTAATATCGTCAGTATAACCAAACGGGGTTGTGCATTTAAAATATAATTTTAATCCAAAGGTTTGAGAATTTACCGAATATGATTCAATATTGTTAAACCATCCAAAATAACGAATTGTATCATCTGCAGAATCATCGGTTCCGGAAAATGTCAGCCATTCTGGAAAATGAGAAGAAGTGAGCCATTTGGTAATTTCTCGACGCTCAGACTTTGTGATAATAGAATCACTTTGATTTAAATATGTGCATGGGTCTTTGATAATATCTAACTCAAATTCTAATGTGTCATTCCACTTATCATAGAAATAATTTGGTTCCGTTTTATAGCGATTTGTATCACCTGTCTCCATATCCCTATCCATTGCCATATTTACATCTGATCCACCTTCAAAATCCACGGATACATATTTCACACTTAAATCACTTAATCGTTGTCCCATGAACGTAAAATTTTTAAATTCTTTTGCCATTTTGCATCACCTCCAAAAAATTTGTTATAGTTATAGAAATAGGAGAGTACCTTTGACAGTACCCTCCCATAAAAATTACATAATTATCTTATGTCCAAGTTTTTTATACTGATCTGCCAGCGTATCGCATGTATACTTGCAAGACTGTTTTAATAACTTCTGAATATCAGGAATAGCACTTTTATCCAGATTTCCTTCAACATTTTCGATATTCAGTAACGCATCATAGTGATATGTTACATTCCCGACATTGCTGATGTTCTGAGGAATATTCGTCTGTACCAGATTTGGTGTAGTACTTACATTCATACCGAATTCCCGTGGATCAATTGCACTTAATTTAATCAAATTACTTACAAAATCGGCTGGTAGAATAGAATCTCCATCTTGAACAGGTGTAAGGACAGCACCATCTTTCTTGCGATAGATTAATTCTGAAACGCCATGATGTTTGGTGTCTTTATTTTCGTTTGTCCATACAAGCTGATCGCCATGAATACGATCCGTACCTTTTTCATAACCACTAATCTGACTGAGACGCACCCATCCAAGATCACTATAATTAGGATCATGCGCACTCTTGATATGGATCTTAAAATCACCAGTAGTACGTCCATTGCCGCCATATTCCCTAGCTGTATAAGAATCAATAACAACAGCACCAGGCTGACCGGAAAATCTACTACCTTTTGGAGACATACCCCAAGAGTCATTGTAGTAAGATCCTGTGAACGTTACGACATCGCCAACACGAGGAATTCTATCTCCACCAGTTTTTGCTGGCTGTGGTTTCGGCTGTGGCTTTGGTTTTGCATTGACCTTAATTGATACCTTTGCAGACAGTCCACTTCCATCGGTAGTGGTAGCAGTAATCGTACAAGAGCCAGGTTTCTTTGCTTTTACCGTACCATTGGATACAGTAGCAATTGATTCATTACTTGATTTCCAAGCAAGAGTCTTATTAGCTGCATCGTTCGGTCTGATTGTAGCAGTAATACTTGTGGATTTACCCTCTTCCAGTGTAGTAGAAGTAGGAGACACCTTTAGTTCCGCAACCTTACGATTCGTTGTATCTTCCGGCTTGACTAATTGATCCGCAAGATCACTGTTTACTTTTGAATTACTGTTGATTGGATCAGTTTTTGTACCAGATGCGGTACTGGATGGATTTTTATTTGCACTGGACTGAGACTGTGATGCGTTGGAATTTTGATTCTTAACACCTGTCTCTGTGCTTAGATCAGACTGGGTATTGTTAAAATCCGTACTACCTACCCAGCCAGTATTTTTGATGATAGAGTTGATTTTGCCATATGCTTCTTGATAAGAGGACACGGCTTTGTCAAGCATAGAATTGATGATCTCAAGCTGTTTGTCAGCATTATGACTAATTTCGTACTCGGTATCATCAAGAGAAGTTTTCAGATCTTCACTGAGCTTATCGTAACCTTGAGACTGCATATCATTTGCATGGTCACGCTTAGTATCGGCTAAATCTTGCTCTGCTTCTGAAAGCTGCTGCTTCAATTTCTTAACTTGAGATTGAGCATCGAGGTTATTTCATTTTCTTTTCATCCACTCGCTACGTGGACAAGAGCATAACTGCTCCCCATACTTTCGTATGGCATGGGACTATATCTTCTATTTGAATTTTATTTGAGGGATTGTAATTAAGATTTGAGGTATAAGAAAAGAGCAGTAGATTTACTGCTCCTGTTGATTGAATGGTATTTCCTCGTATACATCTAATCCAAATTCTTGATGGAAATTTATTAGACTGGATTTCCGAAAACGTGCAGTTCTCTGTACACGTTGTTTTCTAGCAACATTAATATAAGAACTGATATATTCAATGGCTTCTTTTTCAATGACCGCATAATTATCTTTAATAATTTTTTGCTGAGATTTTGGAATTCTTGGCTCATCACATCTTATATATTTATCATCATTTATAACCATTATATATCTATAATCAAGCCCCGCATTTGGCTTATCTTTAGATGGTACAGAAAATCCTATTTTACCAAATGATCTAACTGGATTTCCTAAGCTTTTACGTAATGGAATTAATATTTTGTTGTCATTATACTGAACTTCCAAACATACATGTGTTCTGATATTATGTTTGGATGCATCACTAACATCTAAAATTTGTTCTAAACCAGGATGGTCTATGTAATATTGTTCTAATATATAACAATATGAATATGTTGCAGTTTCCATTTTTCTCCTTAGTAATACAAAAGGAAGCTTAACGCTTCCTTTGTACAATAATTTTTCGATTTTTTATTAGCCAGGTGACATCGAGAAACCCCTCGCAATATTTTCAGGTCATTTTGTGCCGGACACTCCTGAACTATGTCCCATATAATAAGAAAACTGTTTTGTTTTCTTGATTTTATTATATGCAATTTTCGGAGAAAAATCTATTCACAAAATTCACAAACATGCGAACGGTGGTTCGTATAACTTCCACAAACTTGCATAAACTTCTCTATTGTTCTATTTCGTTGTCTTTTCTTTTACTTACTTCTCGCATACATGTGTTCGAGAGATTCTTTACTCGTATCTACACTGTGTTCTATCTATTCGTCAGTAGCTATAGGAAAGAACACACCTCAAAATTATAATATCACTTAATATTCAAATAGTCTATATTTTTTCGACCGCCAATCGCTTGCAGTCTTCCATTAAGGCATTACGCCACCCAATATGGGTTAGTCTCTGAACGTCTTCCATATCATTTCTGACTTAGGAAGTTCGCTGCGTCTGAGTGACTTGCACACCCGGTTATCCCTAGTTTAATTATTTTTATGGTTTCTATCCAATAACGGACTGTGAGTTTAAAACTCTACCGCATTCACGCCTATCGTTTCCGGTTACGTTGTAGCCAATTAAACCTTATGGGGACTCCCCGCAATTAAATAGATTTTACAGGAGCAAATATTTCACCCCTTCTAAAGCCATGATCTGTGCTTTAATAGCATTAATATCATTGCTCTTTTTGGATATTGATTTATCATAGGAATAATAGTCAGCTTTTGCTTGAAGCGCCGACTTTCTCTTGCTGATTATTTTATCAAGATAATCAACCTCTGTACTCATAGCGTTCTTATACAGATCAACCAGACTGTCCTGATATGATTTCACATCTGCAATCGAACCTTGAATACCTTCACGGTAATCTTTTGACTTGTCATTATATTCCGTTAAGGAAATAACCCCATTGTCATAAGACTTTTTCAGTTTTTGCAGACCCGTGGTATAATCTGCAATTTTTTGTTTTGCCGTACCAATACTCTGCTGTAAGAGAGCAACTTGTGCCAATCCATCTTCCGTGATACGTCCTTGCTTATCAAGGAATGCATCATCGTTCAGAAGGTCGCGGAAACTTTTCAGCTCATCTTCAAGGTCACTGTACTTCTGGATAGCATCGTCAAGTGGCTTGAATCGTAGCTCATAGATACTATCTTGAAGAGATTCGTTGTCCGTAATCAGTTCCAGAGTATTCTCTTTTAACGTTTGAATCTTTTCTGCATAATCTTGATACGATTTAGAATTGACATCAAGAACCGCCTGTTTCTTCCGGTATATTTCCATCTGCTTTAGATTCTGCTGTACCTGAGCGTTATTATTATCTATACGATCAGTGTATAGATTCTCTGGCACATCACGATTCTGGGATTGCAGGTAAGAAATATATTTCTCCGTAATATCCGAATTACGTTTGATTCCGGCAATTACATTCTGGATAGTATCAATTTTAATCTGATCCAATTTATCCCGTAGTTCAATTAGACTGGTAGAAGCATCATAAATCTTAGCTGTGAAGTCTTGGATATTCTTCATAGCAGACTGGTATGCATCGGAACCTTTCTTTAATAAACCACTGGACAGCTGGGAATTGATTTCCTTCTGATACTCATTGAGTTTCTGCGTAAGCTGTTTGTAAGTATCTTCCTGTGCTTTGATGGATTTATTGATATTGGCATAATTGTCTGGATTGTCAATCGCCACACCCAGCGCATCGTTGAGAGAAATTTTGGAATCGGCTACGGTTTTTATCGCATCGTTGATGTCTACGATCGTATCATATTCTTTTTCAATGATTTCCAGACGTTTTTCAGCGAGTTCGGTAATTTTATCTTCGAGTTTGGCTACGTTATCAGCAGCGGATTCATATTTACTGTAGTAGTCCTTATACTCATCAATCTTTTTCTTCAGATCCTCGTTGGTTACTTTTTCCACATCAAGTGTGCCATTCTGGATTTTAGAGATATAAGAAGGATCAAGCCCCACGTTCGCCGCAAGCTGTAAATACTTGTTGGCTGACTGCTGATTTGCAGTTAATTCCTGCTGAACTTTACTGATAGCGTCATATGCTTTTGTCTGCTTCTGCGCCAGACCGATAGCACGATCAATGTTATCAACTGCAATCTCAGTAGCACGAGACATTTCCTTAAGAAATACTTCTATCCAGTCGAAGGTTTCCTCGGTTGCTTCTTTGGTGGAAGAGCTGCCGGAACTTCCTCCGGAAGAGCCACCGGATGAGGATCGAGTTGAACCACCAGAAGATGATCCACTGTTTCTACTACTACTGCTACCAGAAGATGAGTTAGGGCTTGTATTATTCTGTTTCTTTTTTTCTTCCCATGTGGAAGAATCTGCTTTTGTTCCAGAACTTCCAACATTAAATCTTCCCGATCCGCCAGAGAACGCACTACCTAAAGAATAACCATCACCTGCAAGCTGTGCATGAGAGCCGGTAACATAACCATGTTCAAGTAACTGCTCCGTTTGATCACCGTTGAATACAACATCATCTTTCTTCAAATTTGCAAAAGTAGGATCGCCGCCATTCAAGATAAACGCCTTACCATCCCGAACGATTGCTTCTGGTTTTAACTCATTTACAAGCGCATGTGGTTCATTGTGAGCAAGCCCCCAATTACGGCTTGCAGTACCTGACGCATGAGCAGTTCCTATAGCGTGTGCCGTACCATTTACTCTTGGAACAGTACCATTTGTCTTAATATTGTAAGTCAGACTTCTTGTTTTATTGCCTGGTAAATTTTCAAGTCCGGAAACAACCACACTGTAAGTAACCGTAGCATTTTTGTCTTTCGGATCATAACTGTCAATCGCACTATGGTCAACTTTGTATTTGACAGTAGCGTCCTTATCTTTCGGCGTATAATTTACAATCGCTTCTTCGTTTACACCAGCTTTTACAAGTAATTCTGGCGTAATTCCAGAAATCTTTGCAGAGACGTTGGCAAGAGCATTCGGATCAAGATTTACCCCTATTCCTACATCAATCGGATGAGTAGCAATATTAGAAAGTTTCGACTGAAAATCAGTATCGTCAAGACCTAACTTTGCTGTCGTATCAGCATCAAGATTCTGTAGCTGTCCTGCCAACTGTTGTACTTTCTGCTGTGCATCTGTGGTATCAATGTCGATGCCCTGTGTTTTCATCGTGTTCTGTGCATTCAGAATCTCTACAGCATTCTGATATTCCTGTAATTTTCCGATCGCATTGCCTAGTTCTCCGTCAACCTGCGAAGTATCAACCTGTAGAATAGCTGGTGTATTTTCAAGATTCTGTTTCGTAGCGTACAGGGATTGTAAACTGTTGACAGCATCCTGTGTGTCAGCATTAACAGGAATCGTACCGTCTTCGTTTCTGAACTGCTCCAACTGACTCTTCAGATCAGAGATCTTTTGATCGACAGAACTTGCATCCGCATCAATTACAATGTTATTTTGTCCAGCTTCATGCTGTTTCTGCACCAGATAGTCAAGAATATTATTGGCTTGTTCTAAACGTTCTGTCCGAACTTCTGGTTCCAAATCAGCGTCATTGACTTGTTGAATATATTCTTTAACCTTGCCAATGTCATCTGTGATTTCACTGAATGAATCTGTGTCCAGATTGATGCTATCAAGAGAAGTTTCACCCATTCCATCAAGAGCTTCTTTGGCTGATTGAGCTTCTGTCTTTAGTTGTTCCAGAGATTTAACCGGCTGATCGAGGTCTATGTCAAAGCCAAAATCATGCAGTTTTCTTAGTACTGATTGCACAGCTTCCACATCAATTCCCAGTGCATCCGCAATTTCTTGATCGTTTCCGACACCAAAATTAATTTGCCAGGAACCATCCTCGTTCATATGTGCCCATTCGGAGTTAAGATTGGATATGTCCTGCAAGAATGCTTGACATCCTTCCTGTCCTTCTGTGAAGTAACGCTCCATCTTCGGATAGGATTCTTCATAGGCAGCCACGATTTCATCCACACTGGCATTGGTCAGATCCTTATTTGACATCAGATCAACAAACTCTCGGAATTTGTTTTCTCCCACAAGTCCTTTATCGTAGAGATCTTTGATGGATTCCATGTTACCCTGGATGGAATCATACATATTACCTTCTTCAACACCGGACATAGCATCCTGCCATTGTTGATAAGCAGAAGTAGCAGTTTGATACTGATATGCTAGATCTTCCAGAGAGGAAATATTATTCAAAATACCTTCGCGCTGTGCCTGTAAACCGCTGACATCTTGACCTTTTACCATTGCATCGGCAATCTGCTCCTCGACTTGTCTAAGTGCTTCCTGTTGATCTGCAAGGCCGGAAAGATAATCCGCTTTGTTCATTTCAGATTGTTGTGCCTGTAATTTTGCAAGCTCTTCACGATTGATATGGTAACCGTCTGCGGTTTTCTCCAAAGCACGCGCAGCATCATCTCCGAACATTTCTTTAAATGCTTTCACATTATCGGCAGAAATACCTGCTCCCGAAACAGATTCAGACATAATCGTCTTGAGCGTTTCCAGATTTGCTTGTGCTTGCTGAATGGTAGTATTGACTTCTGAGAAGGAATCATCCACTTGATTCATGGATACGGTTGCCGTCATACCCATATCCGTTAAGAGATCAACAACTTTTGCCACACTTTCAGCAGAATCATCGGAAACAATTCCGAGATCCATTGCTTCATTGACTGCCATTCGCAAAGCATCTTTGCCAGCTACAACATCACTTGTATCAAGATTGATACTCTTGAGGTCAATATCTGTGTAATTCTTCAACTCTTTGAGCTTTGAAAGTACGGTATTATTTAACTTATCTGCACCTCTGCCGGACAGCCGTTCCTTGAACTCATAAGTCTTTTCGGATGCTGTATCAATACCGTCTGCAATCTCATCGAACAACTCCTTGTATTTCTTACCGGAATCCGTACTGACAATATTATCCACGGAATCTTTTACGCCATCTAATGCAGTTTTCGCTGATTCGACCTTAGATGTATCTCCACTTTGCAAAGCTTCGTTATATTTGTCCACTGCATCCGCATATTGCTGATATACAGTTGCTGGTTTATTGTTACCGTAACCTTCTGCAAGCATGGAATTTTTCAGATACTCTTGATATACTTCTTGATGCTTATCCAAAATATCCTTATAAGAAGATTCTGCATCTTCCGCGGAACTGATGATATTATCAAAGTAATCAGTATTCTTACCCTCGTCCTCAAACTGCCGTTTCAGCTCTTTAACAGTAGCGAGGAAGGAATTTAATTTTTCATCTGCTCCTGTAACTGTTTCATTTTCAAAACCGAGTTGGAACTGACCTGTGCTTGTACTTGTGTACTGTTTTAGTCCAGCTTTTTTTGCCGCTTTCTGGATTTCTTCGATCTGAGTTTTGCTATTTTGGTAACGCTTCAGCGCATCTTTATATACGTCTGAATTTGTATATTCAGATTTCTGTGGTTCCGAGCCGAGCATAGCTAAAGTAGGTGTATTACCAAAGAATGACTCATAATCATCTTTGGTCATTTTCTTTTTAGCTTTTTCGTAATTCTTCTCATTATCCGAATCATTCAGCCAACTTTTCGCATTTTCAACTTTGAGCTGCTGCATCTTCTCGATCTGCTCATCGAGTTTGCCATTTACAAGATCAATTCCATCCGCCTGTTCTCCATAAGAGTCTGATAATTGACTTTGGATATCTAGCAATTGACTCTTCGTGTTGTATGCTTCTTGCTCCGTAAGAGTACCAGAATCAAGAGAATCCCTTAGTTCCTGTGCTTTACTAATATTGTCATCAATAGACTTATTACGTTCCTCTATCTCTGCTATGGAGTCTTTCGTGTGCTGGATGGATTCCTGGACAGATTGATTGTAGCCTTGCCATGCTGCAACGCCTACGGTAACTGCTGTGGTTAAAAGGAAAATCGGATTTGTAAATGTAGCAAGAAGACCTTTAAAATAGTTTGATAAACCAGAAAATGCGGATTTTGTGGTTTCTACTTTGGGTGCTAATTCAACAATTGAGTCACCTAAATCTTGATTATTATCAATGAGATCTTTAACAAACTCATTATATGCCGCGCTGCCTTTTTCACCTGAATTAGCTATCATATCAGCAATATCGTTATCTTTATATTTTTTTAAGACTTCAGAATTACTACTCATCAAGGCGTCAACTAAATCGCTTGCATTATTTATATTTAATTCTATAGCCTTACTAAATGTAAGATTACCTGCCGCAGCTTTTTGATATAAATCAGCGTCATTCGCAAGAGATAATGCTTGTTTTGTCAACGCATCGTTTAAGCCCATGACAGATGCTTTAGTTTTAATTTGCTCTGTGGAAAATTCACTAATTCCATTTTTCCCAACTTTAAAAGACTCGTTAAAAGACTGTTGTAGTGTACTGCTTAATGTGTCAAATGTTGAGTTTTTTCCATATTTATTTCTCAGTAAGTTTAATTCTCCAAAACTACCAAATAAATCACCTAAATTTTTTAACTGCAAATAAAATTATTGTATAATGTTGGATTTATATAATAATTATGATATAATGTAATCAATTTGATATATAAGGAGGTATTATCTCTATGGATTTTCAGAATTTAATAATTTGTCCAGATTGTAATGAGAATGTAAGTATCCACGCAGAAATATGTCCTCATTGTGGACGACCAATAAAAAAATATCTTGAAGAAAATAATATTAATGATTTTACTAAAGGTTTTATCTGTCCGAGATGTGGTGACAAAGAAGCTTTGTATTTTACTCCATACAGAAGAGTAAGTTGTGAATATTGTCATATCCCATTTATTCAAACAAAATATGAGATTGTTGATTTCTTTAATCACCATGGAGAAAGCAAAGAAGATATTCTTCACGATTTAAAAGAACTTGGAGTAGACGATCAATTTGATGAAAATGAATATAATAAACGATGTCTAAAAGAAGAAGAATACAGAAAAAATTTAAGGAAACAAGCAAGTCATGAACTTCAACAATCCACTAATCAACACCACTGTCCAGTATGCCAATCCACAAATATCGAGAAGATTGGCATGTTTAAGCGTATGCTTTCTACCAGCATGTTTGGAATTGCATCTGATAAAATTGGAAAACAGTTTACGTGTAAAAATTGCGGATATAAATTTTAGAATCATTCCTCATTTACTTTTACCTGTTTCACAAGACATTTCATTTTCTCCTGTAACACACGCTGCTCTTCAGTAAGAGTAGATGGATCAGTATATATGGAAGGATAATCAGTCTGCGGAAATGGATAATCTATGATTGAATTTGCCATAACATATTTGTGGAATTTTTCAAACCCATAATCAATTAAAATACTATCGTACATTTTATATTCACCTCTAGAAATGTTGGATTTATATAACAATTGTGGTATAATTTAAAATTATCAAATATATAAATAAGCGGATGGGAAAATACATGAAAAGAAAACACACAATACGGATAACAGGTCTTTTATGCTTTTCTTTTTTTATTACAAGTTGTGGACAATCATCTGCAACATCAGCTTCTAGTGTAATCAAAGAGGCAGTTAATACTGATAGCATCGAACAGATTATTTCAGAAGATAATGAAACGACTGACACAGCTATAGACGTTTCAGATCAATCAAGCAATTTAACAACAGATAAAGTGTCAAATGTAACATGCTCATGGGAAGATAGTGAAGTACCAATAGAAGTTGGAAATGATAATTCAAAAGCACTAATTAAAGATACAAGAATTGTTAATTCTTCATATGGCACATTACTGATTATGGATTTTACATATACCAACAATACTGCGCAAGCATCAGATTTTATTAATGATAGCAATTGTGATGTAAAACCATATCAAAATGGTATAGAATTAGATAGACCAGGGATAACATCCGAAGCGGGTATTTATGATTATAGTGATGCATTTACAAATGTAAAAGATGGAGGAATAATAAATACGCAACTTGTATGGGTTCTTAAAGATACGATGAACCCAGTTGAAATTGATTTTGGAATAGATTCAAATTACGATCCTGCATATTCAAAGACATTAACTTTAACTGGCGGCAAAGACATTGAAGATAAACAAGATAAATCGCAAGAAACAAAAGAATCCGATTATAATATATCGTGGCTGAATGACAATGTACCAGAAAAAATTGGAAATGATAATTCGTATGCAATATTAAAAAATACATCTGTTTTGAAATCCCCGTCATATGGAATCGTATTAGTAATGGATTTTGAATACACAAATAATCTGGATAAAGCTAGAAATTTTATCAATAACACACCATGCCTTGTAAAGATTTATCAGAATGGTGTTGAATTAGATAGTCCTGGAAATACATCGGAACAAGGAATATTCGATTATTCTAATGCGTTTACTGGTGTAAAAAATGGTGGAACATTAAAAACACAGTTGGTTTGGGTTTTACCAGATGATAAAAGTCCCGTAGAAGTCGAATTTGGTTTGGATAATAATTATAAACCACAATATGATTGTACATTAAACATTTCTGAAAAATAAATTGGTTCACAATATTTAGTATAATGTGGGGAGGGAAAACTACATGGCATTAATCAAATGTCCAAAATGTGGTCGTGAAAATGTTTCTAATTCTGCTGAAAGGTGTCCGTCATGCGGATACAATATTAAGGAATACTATGACAAGTCGCATGAAAAAGACAATGAAAATAAAAGAATTGTATTAGGTATAGGTATAGTAATATTAGTCTTTGCAGTCCTTTTCCTTAAGAAAGAATCGTTCACTACTCATGACGCTGATCCTTTTAAAAAATATTATTCGAACTTTGGAAAGGATATTTCGACTGTTAATAAATCTAAAAAATACATAATAAGTTCAACATCTGACCATAAAGGAATGTTGGTAAACAATTCTGTTAAAATATGGAATATAGATGGAAAGTTATTATTGATAGCTAACGACCAAGATGATGATGAACTAGGACTTTTAATATGGAGTGCGGAAAATGTTGAATTAGATAATACTCAATTAGATCATATAGTTGAAAAAATGGATAAATTATATGGTAAAAACACTTATCATTACGATATTGAAAATGATTTAAAAGTATATGATTGGGATGAACTATCCAATATGAAAATTGAATTGTTTTATCGTCCCTGTATTAAAACGATGATGATAAGTTTTTCAACAAATGAATGATAAGGAGATTTAACGTTATGAAATGTACAGAATGTGGCAAGGAATTAACAGCAGAAGAGCAGAGCCAAGGAACTTGTTCATCTTGCGGGAAAAAGATTGAAACTCCGGCAACATCCAATACATCGGAAGAAATTTATACAACGCTTGTTGGACAATCATTGAAGATTGTGGGAATAATTGTTCTAGTAGGTGGTTTTATTGGATCTTTCTTAATAGGAAAAGATGATTATGGTTATCTTTCTTATTCTAGCTTTTTCTTTTATCTTTTTGTATCTGTTATCGGTGGTTTGCTGATTACAGGTATGGGCGAAATTGTTAATTTTCTATATACCATTTGCAAAAAGCTAAAGTGATGTCGTATAGACTTCAACTCAACTAGGAAATATTTACGGAGGTAATATCTATATGAGTAAAGTTTTTTGCCCTGAATGTGGAAAAATTTTAAGTCAATATGCAGAAACTTGTCCTGATTGTAGTTTCCCAATAGCCAAATACGTAAAAGACGCCAATCTTACAGACTTTTCAAAAACATTTGTATGCCCTAAATGCGGTTATTGGAGCGACATGAATAGCATTGCTGGCGAAATTATGTGTGAATACTGCCATCTTCCTATGTTTCAAACAGATGAAGATGGAGATGTAACTCTAAAAGCAACGTTAAATATGAAATCAAATGAAGAAAAAGATTCTTATATTTATTCTCTTTTAGAACGTTGCGGTAAAACAGATGAATATAGTGAAGAAGCTCATCAAAATTTCCGCCGCAAATTACACGAATGGGCAGAAGAGGAGCGTAAAAAACCGAGCCAACCAGTAGTTCAGCAGTCCACTACCACACCATCTGCCAACCAACCTCACTGTCCGACTTGCGGTTCTACCGACATCATCAAAATTTCAGCAGCTAAGAAAGCTGTAGGCGCTGGATTATTCGGATTATTCAGTAAAACCGCTAAGAGTCAGTTTGAATGTAAGAATTGTGGTTATAAGTGGTAAACTATTCTATGTGAGGTATAAAACATGAGTATATTTGAAAAAGACGATTCAATGAATCGATCCGTTAATTTATGCCTAAGTATGTGTGAACAGCTATATAAAATAAAATCTCATAATTTAACCATTCTTTTTTCAGACGATATTATGCATGATCGTTTACAATATCAAAATGAAAAAGTTGAATTATCCGAAGAACCAGAGGGATTATATGTTCCTGGCGAAAATGGTGCTATTTTTATAAACTATCCTAATTATATAAAAAATCCACCTGCAACGTTAATTACAATAGTGCATGAGCTTATCCATTATTTTGATTCAATGCTATTCGTAAATGACTTTTGCGATGGAAACTGGGATAATTTTGAAAATCATGAAATATATAAAACATTCCGTTTGTGGAGTGAATTTCACGCAGTATACCGTTCTTTATTACTTGGAAGAGAGATATATGCTTATGCAATGCCAGAATATTACTCCAGAGAAGATATTATAGAAGAATTTCAGGACTTTACTAAAATTAATAATTATAAAAATTACATAGAATCATTTGACGTAGTTGATTATTATCATATTTTTCGATATTGTGCGGAAGTTATGTTGTGTATAGGAATGAATAATCAAATCACATTAGATTATTGTATTACAAATAAATTAGTAAAGGATTTTCCCGCTTTTAAAGAATTATTTTATGATTTGTCAAAGATGACTACGTATGAAAAAGCCAAGGAACACTTAGACCTGATGCATTGGGAATTGTTCAAACATTTTGAATATTAATTCGATATTAACTTTATCTGATCCCGCAGAAAGTGGTGGTAATTGTTTGCCATCTTTATCAAGGATTACTTCATAATTCTTTTCGTAATCAACATAAGTGATCGGAGTTGTATGCTTTGAAATTTCTCCGCTATCATATGGTTTACAATTTTTTCGATAATATTCCGATGGATCTGTAATTTTTATACTAAAGGAATCCGCTTCTTGTGTTATGTTTTTTATATTGATAATAATCACCTACTTTCATTTGAACTATTTAAAAAAAGAGGATAAAAGATATGTCATGGAAAATTAGAGTCAGAAGAAGTATGCAGCCATGGCCCTGGTGGGCTATAGCGTTGTTATTCTTTGTGACATTTTTGTTGAAAATGTTATAGAAGTGGAAGAGGAGAGTATTGGAAAGTTATATTTCCATACTCTCCTCAATTCAATGTTTACTGGCACATTTCAGCCCACGCACATCCTATAGATGTACTATATTTCGATATGGATATTTTGTATGACTTCCATTTGTCAATCATCTATTTTTACCGTTTTTAGTTTTTCTGTTCTCAAAACGATTAATAGCATCTATGCTAGATTTTACATTACGAGAGAAAAAATCATTTGCTTTTTAGGATCTAAGATAAATGCTTGATCAGAAGATTCATCTTTTACGTCTTTATTTCCAATTATAGTTACACTTGCATCAATAATACCATCAGGATCAGATTTTAATGTTTTAAAAATTAATTCAGATTTAGATTCCAGGCTTTCACATCCTCCATTGATATTGTAATTTTACGATAAATACCTATATAATTTTCCTATTATTTTCCAACAACGCCAGAAATAGGATAGAAGCTGGCGTGTGATGAGAAAGCATCACAACTTTCGCGTACCGTGGAACATGCATTCAACGCATATAAACTATGGCATTATATACGCTGGAGGAAGGGTGTTCTCTCTACTCCTCCTAACTTTCATATGCTTCGCTCGTCATTATGATATTATCTTTAATTCCATAATTGCTGCTAACATTTCACATATTACTATACGTAGTCAGGTTGGCTCGTGCGTTCTCGCGGAATTTTCATCCATTTCACTGCATTATTGCAGAATAGCGAATTCGACGAATTAATCCTCTATTTATTTTTTACAAGCACTAATCTCCCTACGTTGAAATATCATTCCATTGCTATGATATTCTCCGCATTGATAAGCCAGTTTACGATAAACTATAGCCAGGATTTTGGCTAACCTATGCTTGATATAAATTTGAAACCACCAAGTGCTGTTAAAGCTGTGCCAAGTGGCCCAAGTGTTTCAGTAATTTTAGTAAGAATTTCTAAGAATTGTGTTCCGCTATCTATGACAGCCTTGAAAGTGTCTGATGATAGAACAGAAGTTGAAAATTCTTGGAATGTAGCCTTGAATTTTTCAAGACTGTAATCGATCGTTATATTAACAATAGTCGCTAATTATTGTTTTGTTGTATATTATATATAGAAATAACATACAACAAACTCATACCTTCGCATGAGAGTAGACTATTTCTTAACCACACTCTAAATAGAAGAGCAGCAGTCACACCTTTTCGATTTAAAGGGATCTCACCTACGTTTATAGCGATTACGCCCTACGAGTATTGAATTAGATATTCGAGATTTCCACTCTTATTTTTAATATTCTCTACATAAATAAGAATATTTTCTAATTCCCGATATGGCTCTAGTCGTTGAAGATTTTCCCTCGACTTAACTAACATTTGATCAATGTATAACGTTAGGGAACTTTCCTGCATGAACAGCAATTCCTGATTTATATAAAATCAGTAAACTCGATACTTAGGCTTTTGACCATATATCATCCTTACGTTGTTTCTACTTTCGTCCCATCATAATATGATTTCTCCATTATTGTGGTGTAAGGCTTTACGCGTTACCTGCAATTAAATGTGTTCTTTATGCACATTTCTGTACATACGGGTATACGAATTTACCCTTTTGGTAATTAGTTAATTCCTTTTCGGCGGAATCTTCGGAATCGTTCATCGCAGTATTAAGCGCTTGACGAGCAATGTCAAACTGGGACATAAGTGCGCTCATTACCGCTCCTTGATTTTTTCCTGCGATCAACTCAGTTACACTTCATATTTTTTTGTTAATATAGCCCTCGCTTGAGACTATACCAATTATTATTGAGTCAGATAATAATTCTTATACTCGCATATAAGATCAGAGTACTTTTTAACCACATTATTCATCTTAAGAATAATAGCAGTCACACCATTTCAGACTTCATTTAGCGATTAAGCCCTACATTAAGGATTTCTCCCCCCTGACGTTGGGGTACTCGTTTGACACATCCCTATTCGGGACTTTGCGACCAAGCTACCATTTCTAATTTAAAATAATTAGCAAAATTTCTACTTAGGCTTTTGACCATATAGAATCTCTATCGTTGTTTTACTTTCGTTACATTCATATCAGCATGTTTCATCCATATTGTAGTGATAGAGCATTAGGTTTTACTGGTTTTAGATGTGTTCTCTTATGCACATTTCTGTACATACAGGCAAGTGTAGTCTGCCTGCTGGATGTCTGTTAAATCAGACCATTTATTTGCTAACTCATCAAGAATTTGATAAGTAGACTTAAAAGTATCTTTGTCTTTCAGAATATCTACGCCACTAAGTGCAAGCATTTCTTTTCGAAGCTTGGCAGTAGAAGTTACCATTCCTTCAGTGTCAAGACCGGCTTCTTCAAGATCTGTTTCGGCGCTTCTTATGCGCATTGAGATCGTTTTTAGTGCTGTCCCGATTTTTTCCGGATTTTGAATTACACTATTCGCTGCACTGGCAAGCGCAACACCCTGTTCATACGTATTGCCAGCGGCTTTTAGAGATGATGCAGATCTTTCAATTGCTTCAAAAATACCTGCTGTATCAATAGGCTGCGTATTGGCTACCTCATTTGCCACATCTACGATATGTTGTGCTTGATCTGCTTTTAGTTGAAAACCTTTCAATGCACTAATTAGACCAGAAGAGGATGTTTCCTGGGTCATGTTATCTCCGACACGTTGCAGAAGAGTAGTCATGTCAGACAATTCTTTTGCGTCATCAAGAGAAGCTCCGAGACGTTTCCAATCCGCAGTACTGCTAATTACATCACTAACTGTAGCACCATATTTCTTGGCACTTTCAGCAGCCTTATCCCAGTACTGACTTAATTGGCTCTCCGATGCATCACTTGCAACTTTTGCTAATTCAATTTGAGCATCATTAATTTCCTTTACATTAGAAACAACCTTTGATGGAATTTCCATAACGACATTCTGCAACATGCCGTAAATTCCCGTAAATTGAGCAATTTGATTAATAGCACGTTTTGTATCTTGCCAAATGTTTGCTCCTGTTAATCCTTCAGCAGAAATTTTTGCCTTCAAATCTCTTGCTTTAGCATCAACCTCTAACTTTTGCCCTTCCGTTGTTACATTTTTATAAGCATCACGAACTTCTTCAAGCTGCGCCTTATATTTCTTCCATGCCTTACTATTGTTATTGATATAAGATTGCATCTCATTTGACGCACGTAAAGCGACCCCAGGTGCTAGTGTTGCAGTTTCTTCAGCTTTGACCTGTTTTATCGCAGTTTTATATTTTTCTTCTTCTTCAGTCATCTTTTGAAGATTTTTACTAAGACGCTCAACCTCTTCATCACTAAGATCAGAAACATTCGTATCTTTTAATGATTTTTGAAAATCTTCACGAATCTCTTTAAACTGCTTAAGACTTTCTCTTGCACGAGTCAGTGACTCAGAAGTTTGCCCCACATACTTAGAAAGAGTATTTTTATATCCAGCTTCTGTTGCGGAATATGTTCCAGTTTGTAATTCTTTCTGAACTTCTGCTAATTTTTTACGGGCATTAATTTCCTGTTCGATGTTAGAAATGATTTTAGAATTATCATAGTTGACCGCTTTTGTAATTCCGGAATCACTATTAGTATAAGAATCTCGTAGAGTCTTTAATTTTTCTAATTGCGATTTGCTTGCAAAACCGTCGGAATTTTTTACAAGATTATCAATTTTATCAATAGTTCTCTGAAGTGTGGTACCATCTAGATTTTTTGAAAGTGAAGTTCCAAGCGTTTTCGCGGTAGTTTCAACTTCATTAAGCTTTGCATTCAAAATATCAGCATCCGAAGCAATTTGTGTTAAATTTCCAGAAGATCCTTTTGCTAATTCTGCTTTTATACTAGCCTGTTTGTCATGTATGGTATTCACTATTTTTTCTAAAGATGATAAAACGTCTGCAGAACCATCTTGTCCAGCGTACTGAGATTTAAGCTTTTCAACTTTTGCGTCAAATTGTTTCATTGAACTATCTGAGACAAGGTTTTTTGCTTGAGCTACTTTTTTATCAATGGCATTTTGAAGCTTTGCTGCATTTGAATCTCCAATGACGGTATCTTTTTTAGATGTTTTCTCCATAGTGCTATTGACTAGAGTCATAACATTTTTAAATTCTTTACCAGCAGAAGTACATTCATCAAATTTTGACTTAATTTGATCCATTGATGTGCCAGAAGAAACAAGGTTTGATAATTCTTTTTCCAAACCTGTTATAGTTGTATCAAGCGTTCTTGCTCTTTCAATTGCATCTGTAGATTGTCCAGCATAATTACTTAGTTGTTTCGAACGCTGTCCCTGACGAATAGCAGTATTGTCATCATTTCCATAAGCTTTGATTGTAGCATTTTTCTCATCGACATACGTGTTGTAGCCATTAGCTTTTCTACGAAAATGATTAAAAGCTTTTTGCTCCAATTCATCATTGTAAAAACCTTGCTTTTTTGCATCTGCAATATATTTTCGGTTTGCAGACATTTCATTAACTAAATCAGAAATCCGACCTTTAACATACTGTTTATCCTCTGTGGCTACTTTGCCTTTTGCTTCTTTTGTCTTTAATGAATAATATTCTGTTACGTCTTTATTTAACTGAGAATATGCTTTTTGAAGATCAACGACGGTCTGCTTCTCAGATGTTAACTTACCATTCTTGTTATAAGATTGTTGTTTTCCATCAGCATACGTATACGAATGAGAAGTAGATGGACGTCCTTTTTTATCATATATTGTTGATTGTACATACTTATCTGCGTTTTTTGGAGTACTTTGTTCAGTAGCTGTTTTAGTTTTATTTCTTTTTCTAGACGTTTGAGTATGTTTCTTTTGTTCTTTTTCAATCTCATCAGACAGCTTCTTAACCTGTTTAGATGCTTCATCTGTTTTGATATTAATCTCTTTTGGTTCAGTAATTTTCTTCTCAAAATCATCGATTATTTTTTCGCTATTTTTATCCAGTGCAGCTTTTATAACAGCTTCGAGGTTAATTGTATGTTGTTTTGGCATTTTTTCACCACCTTTATAATTCTATATTATCAAGCACTTTATGTACTGAATTATCAATGATTTTATCTAATCTACCATTGACCAGTTCTTGCTCAACATAATCAAATGGTGGAGGAGTAGTATCTACAAGATGCCACTTACCATTACCATGTTCACCCTTTAAATACATCAAATCAAACACACCTTCGTTTGTTAGTTCTTGTCCCCAGAATCCGTGATAATTTGGAACGTTTTCTTCTGTATCTTCAAAAATTATAGATGAACCTTCAGCACTTATATTGCCAGTCATGTTTTCTAATCTACCCTCGCTAAAGTCTCCTTTGTGTGTTGCATAATATTGATTAATTGATTCATTAATAATTTTTCTATATTCTGGTTCTGCATCAGTTGCAATTTGACGTGCCATTGTAGGAACAGATTGTAATACTTTTTTATTGTAATCTTTCAGTAGCTTTTGTAGTTCCTTTGTTATATTACCCATTTTTACCACCACCTCCATATTGATAAATTAAAAAATCTCCTGGCATTTGACTGCCAGAAGATTTAATGTATTCTTGCTTTATTTATTATTTTCCTGTCATTCTTTTCTGTACATCCATTACGGTATCAACCATCACATCTCGAATTGCTTTTGCGTTAAGCATTTTACTTTCATTCATTTTTTTAAGAATATTCATAATCATTCCAATGCTTTCTGGATTTTCAAGAACAGGTTTTGCAGCAATCTGAACATTTCGTCCAATATTTGCTACAGCATTTGCCATTTCTGCAATTTCCGTATACATTTCATGTTTTTCATCCGTACAATGAATCATTTTTTGTAGTTTAAAATCTACAATCTTTTGTACACTTTCCATCACATGGTTTTTGGTATTGATATACGTAAAATTAATATCATTTTTCTTATCTGATTTATCTACATTATAGAAAAATTTATTTACATGCGCATGAAGATTTTGGTCTTGCATAACACAATCATAGATTACATCGTCTTTTTCAAATTCAACACCGTCAATAAAATAAACAGCAATAGCAGTAATAAGTGCAGCTTCCTTATTCCACGGTGTATACTCACCGCCTTCAAACATATAATCTACAATGAAGTCAATTGCTTTTTTCTCATCTGCAAGTGTAATAACCGGTTTAATTTTTACATATTTTGTAATCATTTATTTTCTCCTTTTTATTCCTGATAAACTCTAACTTCCCAATGATATCCGTCATCTGTATGAATACTATATTTATCAGAATAAGCATCATACTTCACCTGACAAATTTGAGAAGAATTATCTACTATTTTGAAATACAAGTGTGATGGCAAACAATAATTTCTCTTTTTTAAAATATCATCTATTTCACTGGAATACATTGTTTGCCTCTTGAGTTTCTTTTTTCTTACGTTTTCTTTCTGCCCGATTCTTTTTCACGATCTCGTATTCCTGCCATCCTCCGTCGATCTTGGAATAACAAATCCATTTATAGTTAACATCTGGATAGCAGTACCAGAATAGTTTTCTTTTAATCAGTGCAACACTGTCAGGGCATCCCTTAGTGTCAATAACTTCTTCATGTCCATCCTTATAGACAATAAAAAAATCAGCCACATATTTTATTGGCTGAACAGTTTTTCCGTCGTGTTTGAACTTTGGTTGTAGCTCATATGGCTTCTGTAATTCATAATCCACCACATCGCCACTCTCCACTAATGGGCAAAGCACATCACGATAATATTTCATTTCTAAAATTGAATCAAAAGTTATATTATTATAAGTACGTTTGCTTGTGTCCTTATCTACGTTAAATTTAGATCTAGCGATTGTAATCACTTCCTTTTAAATATTATAATTATTCTTTTATTTTAAGATTTACTTCATTGATACTATCTGTTACAAAATTTACAGCTTTTTCATATGACATATTCTTTTTCCCTAGAAATCTTCTCCGCTGTTAATTTACATATTACGGATACAAGCGTTAGTATATCTAAGGATTTTTCCAAATCCTAATGTTTTTGCTTTTTCTCCAAATTTTAAGCATATTATAAATCCAAATATATTGTTTCACCTCTCAAACAGACGGTGATTAATCTTTGATTAACAACTTATCATAATCACTTTTCATGTCTTTATATATTGACTGCTTTGTTTTTTCGACAATCATACTTATAAATTTGTTGTATAATTTTTTTAACATATAAAGACCTTCTTTCTCTTTTATTGACCGCGAATTTTATTGCGATAATTCGCGGTCATATTATTGAATGAAACTCATCTTTTATTTGATAACTCCGTCTTTGAGCTGTTTATGATAAACTTCTTTGATTACTTCCATACTCTCAGTAACAAGTCCATTTTCTAAATGATTTTCTTGAAGAATCATTTCATATTTTTCGTACATTCTAAAAATATGTTCAAAAGTTTCACGATTATATTTTCGACCACATGTTACAGCAGAAGAGAAGTCTAATATCTCCCAACGAATATCATCAATTTCCTTATCTACATACATCTTTGTCAGGTTTTCAATACATTCTTTCAGCTCTTTATTACTACGATGGAGTTCTTTCTCATCATTTTTTTGACTGATTTCCAAATCTTGGATCTTCTGCTGAGTAAAAAGTAGTAACTCATGTTCTTCTTTTTTCTCACGCATAGCTTTAGTTTCTATTCCAAAGAATTCAAATAAAAACCAATGTAATACTTGAATAATTGCCTGGAATCCTAGCAACGCTACAAAGATTGTTATTCCGAACGCCTTCCAGTCTATGCCAAAAAAATCACGTATAGGTTCCACGTTACACCTACACTTTCTAAGCCTTTGGCTCTGTATAAGTCATAGCATTCTCTGAATCACCAGCACCTGCTGTCGTAGGATCAATTACAATACCTAAAATTGCCAATACTACGAACACTGCATTAACAACGTTAACTAAATTGTCTCCAAACTCGCTCAAGTCAATTGTGAAACCAAATACTGCAGCAATAGTTTGAATAAGTACGATTACCGCTGGAATTAATGAAATCCAGAACATTTTATTTTTTACTCTAACGAGCCAGTTAATATTTCTCATAATTTTGCCCTCCATAATTTTGATATGATAGGAGAGTGATAATACACTTTTACGCCCATAACCATGAGCAACCTATGTTAAGTTCCTCAATGTCATGACACAATTTTTTATTTGATTACATATGTAATCTAATTCTTCTTTTGTTTCTGATCCGCACAAAGTTAAACGGATGCCATTATGAATATATTTTTCTTTCATTCCAATGGCAAGCAAGGTATCAGATGATTTCAAACTTCCAGAATTACAAGCAGATCCAGTAGATACAATTACACCATACTCATGAAGTAAGGTCATTAATGCTTCACCAGATACTCCTTCAAAACACAAGAATAAATTATATGGCAATCTATTATTATACGAGCCAACAACAAAAAAATTTGGAACTAATCCTGATAATGTTTTCACGAGATAATCACGTTTTTCTGGTGTACATTGATCATAATTATAATGCTGTACAACGTATCCTAGAGTTAAGATGCCAAGTGTGTTCTCTGTCCCACCAAAAAGCCCATATTCTTGTGAACCATATATAATAGGAGACAATTGAATATTATCCTTTTTATATAAAACTCCACACCCTTTTAAAGATCCTAATTTATGCGCAGAAAATCCTGCAATATCAATATCCAATTTCTTGACATCTAGTGGAATTTGACTGATCGATCCAGTGCAATCAACATAAATTCTCCCGTTATAAAAATGGATCAAATCAGTGAGCTTTTTTACATCTTGTATTGTACCGATTTCACTATTAGCATAATCCATAACCACAAAACTTCTTTTATGATATATAGAAAGAAGAGAATTCAAATCATCAAAATCAATTTCGCCCTGTCCATTGACTTTTAATGGAATAGCATTTCTAACTGTTTTTACATAATTTAAAATTGATTTATGCGCAATAGGAGAGTACAGAATGACACAGTCATTTTGGTCTTTATATCCTTTGACTGCTAACGTATTAGACGCCGATCCTCCAGAAGTAAACAAAATATTACTTTCATCTGCATGAATAAAATCAGCAATATTTTTTCTTGCTTCGTTAATCTTGTTTCGAATATTTCTTCCTTCCTGATAAGCACTGGATGGATTATAATAATCGTCTAAAATAGATATAATATAATCTTTTGTCTCTTGATTTAATGGAGTAGTGGCAGCATTATCTAAATAAATTTTCATAATCACACCTGCTAATCATAATATTCATTGTTGATGTAAAAATTTTTCAATGCTTCAAATAATTCCGGTGTCTTTTTATATTTCCAAACAGTTTTTCCGGTATCATCGACCTTTACGAATTCATAACGAATACCGTATTCTTTTAGATATTTATACTCGTCAACAAAAGAAGTCGCGTATTCTTTATCAAACTTCATTTTTCCTTTTATTCCTTCCTGACATATAAGCGTAAAAAATAGGGGTGCATATAATTGATATATACGTACCCCTATAATTCTCATATATCAATCAACACTATTTTTATTCACTTTAGATTTTGGAACAATCTTTACAGCTTGTTCTCTTTTTTTAGTCGCAGTAACTTTTTTGTCATTCTTATTATCAATAATTTCTGATACAAGTCTTTGGATATTTTCCTTGTATGCAGAAACTTTTGATAAATCACATAATGATAGGTCGGTAACTGCTGTTTCTTTACTTATTGCACCTTGAGCGTAATCGCTTACAGTTTCAAAAACATTTTTGCAATTTTCTGTATCAAACAGATTCATCCACATCGGGAGATTCTTGCTCGTAGGACAATATCCGCAATACTCATAAGCCTTACCACAAGTAAGGCATACTCTGTTATTTGCCATTTATTTCTCCCTTCTGATTAGAATCAGTCTTCGTCAACCTCATCAGCATCGTAAACGCTATACAGAATCTTGTCATCTCCACAATATTCGATCTCTAGATCGCCTTTGAAATCCATGGTTGCAGTGTCAGCACTAATTGGAACAGTGGTTTCCGGAGATACCTGGAATGATGGCATTACAATGTAATCTGCTTTTAGATCATTTTTCTTACATGGATTGTAGTATGTAGCTTTCATAATTGCGTATACAGATGTTGGGAATTTATCTGCTCTGTTGTGGATTACAGCACCTGTCTCTACTTCACGGTCATAGCGAATAAAGAACATTTCTGCATCTTCATCTAATGGAAGAGTTAGTACAGCACCTTCTTTCGCAATAGAAAATTTATCTGTAGCGGCAGTCGTATCCATAGTATATGTTTTTCCAATAGAACCATCACCAAAATACTGAGCTACTTTTACAGAACCTTCTACATATCCGGTAATCGTAACGGTTTTAACACCATTTTTAACATGCATCAGTCTTGGCATTTTAACTTTACCACTTTTAGATGCAAAGATTGGCTGAGATCCAGAAGATGCAGCAACGATATTGGTGTTAACAAAAGCATTTGTTGCAGAAAAAGTACCTGCTTTAGACTTCCAAATCTTCTTTACAAGATTGCCATTTTTATCGGTAACATCTGTAGATTCAGCAGTGATTTCAATATTTGCATCACTTAATTGGGTGAGTACATATTGTGGAATACCAGTACCTTTATCTTCTGCGTAAAAGTATAGAATCTCTTTATAGATTTTGTCACCTAATTTAAAACTCATTTGTTTTTCCTCCTTAAATTTTTGTATAAAAAAATCATGCAGATCCTTTAAGATCTCGCATGAAATTAAATTCATTTTTTGGAATTTTTGATGTATCAACAAATCCAGAATAACTGCCATTAATGACAGCATGTGTTGATTCATAAATTTGAAGTCTTTGTACACTATCATAGAATTCCACAATTCCAACATTGCGCAGTTCATTCTTTTTATATTTCGATCCAGGGTGATTCAGATAGAAAGAAATCATGGATAATAGATTTGGTGGTTTTAAAGAATTGTCTCTTTTCATCGCCAGCAAATTCTGTTTGTCTCTATTAATAAGATCTCTTTTAAGAGTCTTACTAGAAGTAAATTCCTCTTCTGGCGGAAATGCATGAAACATATATTGAATATATTTACACATTTTAATTCGTGTTGGTTCGTCAATCTTTATATCTTGAATAGGATTATATAAAATAACACTTTCTTTTCCATCTTTTTCTTCGGTAAAGAAAGAAAAACCATGAAAATCAATATCACCAAACATCAGTTTTGAATATTCCAAATCAATACTTTTGATCAAAATGGAAAACAATTGCTGATTTGTGATATCATTCCAGTCAATTCCATTGTTCCAAAGTTGTAAACGACATTTTGTTGTATTTGAAATAAATGGATAAATAACAGATTGTATATTTTCTTCTCCGTATGTTATATAGTCTTGAATTGATGGCTGATGAATTGTGATTTTATCATTCACTACATAATCATCTCCAAAATATAGTTGAAGAGGATTAAAATCTAAATATTCTTCTTCATTGTTTTCTTCATTTGCTATCTGTGCTTCAATTGCACTTTGTACAAGATCATTATTCGCAAACCCCATAATTTACCACCTTTTATTACTATAGAAGGATTTACCATTCTCTGTTTTTGTAATATTGTTTGATGTAATAATTTGATATTGCAAAGTACGCACAAGATAATTATTATCCATCGTTGATTCTTTATCCAAAGATGGAATCGGATTTTCAACCTCAGTTCCAATCCATGCAAATCTATCTCGCAATATTGCAGCAATTAGATCATGTCTTGGTAAACCAGTAAGATCATCTATGACATCTTTTTCATGGATAAATATTGTAAAAGTAAGAAGAAGTGTTTTTACAGAATTATTATATCTTGCTAAGTCGCTAAAACTTGTTTGATAACATACATAATTCCTAGAATCTGTTTCTGTTTCTGGGAAAAATATGTATGGACGGATATGGGCATTTTCACCAAAATAACGATCCCACTCACCTAATGGTTCGCCATCTTCATCAACGTTCAAATTTCCATCATCGTCAAATAATTCGGATTCCAACTCTGCATCATGAATTGCATACAGTAATTCTGGACAGTGTAATAATATTTGATATACTTGATTTTTAATACGAATATTATCATCATCTGGATTATGTGTATACGCGCGTAATTTATTAAGCATATCATCTTTTGTATGAAAGGAGTATTCATTTATTTTATTCATTCATATACCCCCTATACAGTAATTTCAAAATTTTCAGCAACTCGAATAATGTTATTATTTAAAGAAACATCACATGATATTAATAATAATTTCCCTAAATAATTTCGATCGTTGATAAATTTCATTTTAATTTGATTATATTTACAACCAGATTTTGACCACGATACATAATCAGATAATTCATTATTTTCTACGGAGCATTTCCAAGTAAATTCTCCTCCTTTATATTGATCAGATATGTCATTGTGATCCTCGTCTAGTATTTTTATAGTAAACAGTTTGTAACTGCCACCAACTTTTACATTGGTGGAAGATGCTATAATTGTTTTATTTATACCGGCAATTTCTCCAGGCGTTGATGGTTCGACAGGGATAACAGACGAATCATAATAATCAGCATACATACCAATAATCTTGCCGTTTTCGTCACGTTCAATATAATCTCTATGTTCATCCCAAAAATCTTGATAAATTGTAAGCTTTTGGATTCCGACAGGTTTTGTGTTTTCTATTTTTGTTACAGACCATACCAAAGGATGTTCTGTTGGCGCGCTAATAATAAGACGCATTGTTTTGTTAACATCATCGTTATACCAAAACTTTTCAGTAATTTGATTTAATGGGAACCAGATTTTATCCTGGTTGTCTGGGTGGGCAAAGTAGTGATCTCTGTATTTTCCAGTTGTGTACGAATTTTGATTTCTAAGAACTCCCCACATTTTTCGTTTGATTCTGTTCTGACCAGTTTTTTCAATCCATGTCAAATTATAATCACATGGAAGAATTAAATACTTCCGAAATTGGTTTGCAATTTCTCTTCCAACAATTAACCATTTATGATAAATTTTATTATCATCTGGGATATCGACGAATAACCCAATCGGAAAATCGGCTAGATACCGTTCGTGATAATCTGTTTCATAATAATACAAATCATCATTCTCGGAAAAAGAATATTTTTGAGACGGACGAAATTGTAGATAATAAGGAACCTGATCCTTATCTATAGACTGATAAGAATTAATAATAAACTTTGCATCAATTGGAGTTTTGGTTGTATTGTCATAAGTCATATTCTGATTTTTATCTGGCTGATCATCATGGTAAAAATCATATATATAACACTTTTTTGCCTGGATGTCATGATCAAATGTTTGTTCCATAAGAAAATCTGAGTTTTCTTTTGTTATTTCACCAATTGTTTTTGCATCATTTAATCGTATGCTTGATATACGTCTAGCTGTTGATAGGTTTGGCATGACTATTTACCTCCTCTAACATAGCTTTAATATATCCATGAGAATCTAGAATAGCTTTTCTAAATATTCTATAACTATATTTTGGACTATCTATTAGATCGTATGCCGCCTGTAATGTCGAAATTAAAAGCAGCATATCATTTGGATAACCTAATAATGTATTAAGTCCACCGAATTTAAATAGAATATCTTCAAAGTATTTTTTAAAATCATCATCTGAATTAAAAATTCTGTCTGTCACTAGCTTATCTTTATATAAAAGTAATCTATGAATATTTTTGTGCATTAAACATGCTGCGTTTTTTATTTGCTCGTCAGAAAAAGTTCCATATAAATAATCCATATTATATACCATTATTAATATAAGAGTTATAAAGATAACCATGATCTCTAATAGTCTTACTTAATTCCTTCTGTACATTTTCTAATCTTGTCTGAAGCAATCTGTATGGATTGTTTAGCATTTTTTCTTCTTTTCCACCAACCATCATAATGGTATAATTCAAAGAATCGACTCTTGGACTGAGCCATTCAATTGTAATCCCTAGAACAAATAGTTTACACACATATTCAATATCAGAACTTTCATCTATTGTATTTACAAGATTAAAAGAAACTTCTTGAAATTCATCGTCCAATACAATAGAAGAGAAGAGTCTTCTGATTCTTGCATCTCCAAGTACATTGTGTAGTCTTTCGGTGTAAATCTCATAAAAATCATTAGAGTTTAATGCTAATTCTTTCGGATCATCAATTTTTCCCAATGCCCTTGAAAAGATAGTTTCATAAGGAAGTATCATCTTAACCTCCTTTATTTAACAAATAATTCACTTAGAAGATTAAAATCCGAATCAAAGATTTCACTGAGTTTTCTTACTTTTGCAATACTGTCAAGATGACCATTAGCAATCTCTGTAGCAATCATCTGTTCCAGGATGGTTCTTGTAGCTTCTGGCAGCTCTTTGATTTCCATTTCCATCTGTCTTGTAGACATATCAAGAATTTTGAGCAAATCATTTCTTGTATACATTTTCTCATATACTTTTTTTACAGTAGGAAAATCTTCCAGTAAATCGTCATCCAGGATAACAAATCTTGGTAAGAATACATGGTCTGAACCTTTTCTAATCAAAGAAACCAGGTCACGATAATTGATTTCGCAATCATATCCATAATCTTTGAATTCATAAACATTTCCAGATTGAGACGTGATGTTTAATCCACCATAACATACTGATCGACACAGAATATAATCTGAATCTGTAAATACCTTTTTCTCTTTTTCGATTTTTTCTTCAATTGGTTCTTCTACGGTTGTTTTTGTCTCAACTTTAGTAGCTACTTTTCTAGTTGCAGTAGCGGTTTCCTTTTTTGCTCGTGCTGTCGGCATGGCTTTCCCTCCATTAAAAAATAGAAGAGTAGCGGTTAAACTACTCCTCTAATATATTTTTATTACTTAGATTAGTCAGTAATGGTCCATGAACCAAAGTAACGACCAATTCTTGTAGATACTCCAAGCTCTCTCTGAACTTCGTATTTCATGATATCAGCGATGTTACTATTAGCTGTTCCACGCTCTGTGATTTCCTCGATAAGAGTCTCACCAACATCAACCATATCAACAAGTTTGTTGTCACCAGTTGCAAATACGAAAAGAGTGTCATCCTTGTACATGGACTTAGTTACATCGTTTCTTGCAAATCTCTGTGGAATTTCAACAAGCGTGTAACGTCCGTAATTTCCAAGGCGACCCATCTTTGCAATATCTTCTTTCTGAGAATCAGCAACCCATTTAACATCGATAAGGTTTTCAAGCTCCTGAAGTGCAACCATTGTTCCCATGATAACTACATCTGCATTATCATTTGCAACAGATACATTTTGAAGAACTTTATTGAATTTCTTTCTATTTGTTGTGTTGAGCGCACCTGTTTGTACGAACTCGGACTGTGCCGGAAGTTTCTTTGGTGCTTCAAGAATCTCAGCAAAGATAAGCTCTTGAATCTTTACAACAAATGCTTTAGTGATAGCGTCTACAAGTTTTGTCCAATCCTCTTGTCCAATAAGATATCTATCAATATCAGCACCAACAGCAGCACCATAAACATCCGTCTCTACAGAATATGTTGTGTTCTCTGGTAATCTCTGAAGCATTGTATCGTGATGTCTCTTACCCATTCTTGCTATAGAAAGAATTACTTCCTCATGCTCATTAACGAAAAGATTAGTATCTCCCTCTTTAAGGTTTCTGTAATTAACAAGTGCGTTGAACCACTCATTTTCTTTAAGTCCTGTAGAAACTGTCCAATCAGTTACTTCTTCAATTACATCGAAATACTGACGAGCATGATCTCTGTAAGCACGTTCTCTTTCTCTACGAGAAGAGTCTTTGGTAAGACCGAAAATTTTTAGAGATACTTCTCTAAGTTTATCTTCAGCCTCTCTCTTAGAAATTCCATCGTCGAGTTCATTTTTATATAAATCGAACATCAGATTTTTTACTTCTTCATAAGAAGTTTTCATTTCATCGAATACATTAAGCACATGTGCGCTAAAATTCATCTTATTCATTGCTTATTCCTCCCTTCTTTATAGTTCTGAAACTTTGTGTTTCTGACTTCCAGCTTCAACAGTTACTTTCTTACCAGCTACAGGTGTTCCGTCAAATGTATCTCCACTAAGCTCATAAACGTCTGTTACTGTAAGCACAAGTCCTCTAACTGTTTTTGTTCTTTCGGCTGTTGCTGCGTTGAAGAAGTTAGAAGTTTTGGTAAATTCACTATTATAGGTTTCTGCAATTTCAGGAACTTCATAAATAAGAATTGCTGGTGCATTTGGATCGACTTTCTTAACCTCTACATACCAGTTTCCGTCAGCAGCTTGCTCAAGAATTTCTCCTTCAAAACCAGCTGGTGCATCTGCAACCTCATATTGGTCAAAGCTTACATATTTTCCTTTGCCGCAAACTGTACCGTTATCCGTATCTTCTTTGATAACCATGTTTAATACACGACCAACTTTGTCAGAAAGGACTTTGGTTGGGAAGCATACATGATGCTGATCAATTTTATATTTAATAGCCATTTGATTTTTCCTCCTTTTGTTTTTTTACAAAATAAAAAGACCGCTTGTTGCGATCTTTAAAATTAAAAGTTATTTTGTTTATTTATTTTTCTTCTTCAGCAAACAGTTTTCCATATCTGCTAGGTTTCGAAGCTTTTTTATTTACATTTACAAATTGTTTCTTTGATGTAGCTGTCTTTTCTTTGTTATTAGAAAGTGCAAAGTTACCATGCTCAGAAACATAATCAGAATGAAGAACTTTAATTTCTGTCTCAAGATCAGCGAGAGAGTAGTTATCCATTTCAGAAACAAGTTTCTCATAATCTTTATTTACGAATTTTCCTTCTTCATCTTTCTGTGCAAGAATTTCATATTTCTCAGAATCAAGAATTTCTTTCTTTTTTTCACGAAGTTCATTTAATTCAATTTCTTCTTTAAATGCTTTTAATTCTGCATAGTTTGAACGCATTTCTTCGATAGAAATCTTCTCAGATTCTGTAAGAAGCATTGCAAACATTTCTGTTCTCTCTCCAGCAAGTGCAATATTATCTTCATCTCTTGTATAAGATTGTTTATAATATTTGTCGCTGTCCCAATCTTGCATAATAAAATACTCATCATACACCTGAGACACATAACACCATTCAGAATCATTTCTATAAATAGAACATAATGCATTTAATGCGTATCTGATATCTTCAAAAGAAATGTCAAATAATTTATTGAATAGCTCATCTTTTGAAAAACTTTCTGTTTCAGATTCTGATGCAGTGGTATCTTCGGTTTCCTCTTCGGCAACTTCCTGAGTTTCCTCTACTTTTTCAGTGGTTTTAGTTTCTTCTTCGGAGGTTTCCTCAACTGTTTCCTCAGATTCTTCTTCTGTGGTAGTCACTTCCTCTTCAGACTCTTCTGTTTCAGTTACTTCCTCAGTTTCAGTAACTTCCTCTTCAAAGTGTTTCTTATTCAATTCGGTTCCTCCTTTCTTTGATTGTGATTGAACAGCAATCTGTTCTTTTTTATTGAAATTAGAAAGTGTCTTATTTAGATTTTCTAAAAGTTCAATCAATTTTTCTTCTTTGCTAAATTTAACCGAGTTATTCTCTACACTGAAATCTACAATATCAGCACGAGAACCTTCCATGCCTTCCTGAATTTCTGTGCCATCATCACGACTCCCTAATAATGTTGAAGCATTCACATAGAAATCATTTAATTCAAGATATTTTTCTTTTGCGTTGTAAGATAAATCGTCAATAAAAAGCTCGCAGCTATTTTTTGTGCCTTGCTTAGAACGAATAATTTCACATGCCTTAGTATATTCTTCGCTTATATAAGCATAAGCACATACATAATCTTTATTTAATCCATCATCATGTTCCCAAAATGCTGGCTCAGATGAGAAAGAACCAACTTGAGATTCAATGTATCTAAGTTCTTCATTTCCGTTATCATTTTTGATAATTTCCATCTCATGACCTTCAAAGTCCCAAGTTCCATCATCTAGCTGATGTATTGCAGCCAATACAGGTCTATCAGCAATTGTATTCATTGCTTTTTCAGCAGACTCTTTTGATACATAACTTTTATTCCTATTAAGTCCTGTATGGAAAATTCGAAATTTAAGACGCATCATTCCACGATGATTATCATCTACAATATTATCCACTTCAAAAGTAGTTGGCACTTTTAAGGCTAACTGATAGCCAATGTCTTTGGAATTAAATCTCGCAAATTTTTTGTCTTGACAAAATTTTAGCAAATCATCTTCAGTTAAAATTTTCTTTTTTATAATTTTTGACATCTGCTTTAATTATTTCCTCCTTTCCTAAAAATGGGTATAATAATACCTCATTCAAAAAAGAACGAGGCTACTAAGTAATTATTCTTGTTTTATCTGGCTGATCTAAATCATCTGAAAAATACCATTTATAGCCATATCCAGATACTTTCTTTTTTCTACAACATGCCCCAATTAGTATTGAAGAATTTCTATGTCCTATGTATTTTCCAGCATTAATGCAACTATCGAATGTTCTAATATAAAAACCATCTTTTGTATACATATTAATTCTTTTTGATTTTTTATTTCTAAATTTATTTTCAACTTCTTGAGGTGTTAATTCTTCATGTGAATATGTATAATTGGAAAATATACTATTAGTTTGTTGATTACACGAATTAATTATCGTTGTGTATGAAACATCCTCTTCGATACTAGCATCAATAACACTTAAATAAACCTTAATTAAATTTCCATCCCTGTCATATTTAAACACTTTTTTACAATTCCCTTTATGTTGTAAATCTGGAATGACTAAAGCGTTTTCAACATATTTCCAAATATATCCATAAGCAGTTTTTATTTCATTTCTACAAACTTGTGTAATAACTTGATAGTTTATATTTAATTGTCTTCCGGCTTCTCGAACACTTTCATAAACGTTTATAAAATTTCCATTCAAATCATATTGTTCTACAAGTTTAGGCTTTTCTCTATATGTTTTATGAGATGAAAAGAGTTCATGATGGAATCTAAAAATATTAATTCCTATATAAACACGTTTACCGATACAGCAATCAACAATAAAACTCCTTTTTGTATTTTCTGCTTTTGCTGCTTCCGTTGTGTTTTTATATACGTGTAATAAATTTCCCCGATAATCATATTTATCAATTTGTAATAAACTATAATACCTTATCAACGCTTCTTCTTTTTCGTTGTCCGTTGGTAAAGGAAAATCTTCTAATTCATTTTCAATATAACGCCAAATATGACCATACGCATATTTTGATTCACCATTGCAACAAGAATAGATAACAGATGTCTTTCCAAATATTTCTTTTAATTTGTCAACAGATTCGTATGTGTTTATATAATTACCATTAATATCATATTGTTTAACAGCTCTCATTTTATTTTCGCTTCCGTCTCTTCCGCCTTTAGTAAGATTAAAACCATTATGAAAAGAATCAAATAATTTAATATAATATTTTTCTCTATCATCTAATTTTGAAATCAATTCTTTTTTTGTTGTAGCAGTGCATTTTTCTAATCCATCCATGGCAAAATGTTCAATACCATATTTATTCATTGTATTATGCAATCTGTCTGTGGACGAATGTTTTTTTACTTGTCCAACATGACTATACCATCTAGTTATTAATTCTTGTGATGTTTGACCAATATATAATTTATTAGGATAAATATCATTTGTTATAACATATATGTATCCTTCGTACATACCAGTTTCTCTATTGAAACTCATAAATCACCTCCATAAAAACGGAGGCAGAGATGGGAGAGTGTAAACCGTCCCGTTAATCTCTTTATCGAATTATCCATTCGACCTCATTTATAAAATCTAAAAATTGGTATAAAAAATACCACTCAAGAAATAGAAGAGTGGCTAAAAAGTAAGTATATTGCTATACTGTATTTTTGATTTATCTATATTTGAAAACTGAAGTTTGTCAGTATTCAAAAATATATATATTCCATTCAATTCACTTACTACTTGAAATCCAAGTTTCTTTAAGTTTTCAGAGGTAGTAGTGTCTGTTGTTTTTAAAAACTTTTCTTTCATATGACCACCTCATTATTTTCTGTCTCTCGTTTTAGCTCCATCGTCACTTATTTCTGAATCAGAAACCTCTGGTCTGCCACCTTCGTCACTTGCGTTGGATACTGTATTTGCTGATACGAGTGGAACAAATTTATTCTTTAAATCTAATACATCATTGGCTAAGAAAGTCATCGAAAGGGTATCAAGTTCACTAATCCCATTTAATGCATTTATTAATATCATTTTAGAACTATCATATTGCAGATCTTTTTGCATGGCTTCTCTAAGAGTATCTTTTGTATAAGAAGACACTTCAAAAAATTTAACCTTCGCCGCATTTTTGACTTGGTATGATAGCATTCTATTTACCCATCCTTGAATCTGACCTAAAAGTGCAGAAATTGCTAATTCAGTATCTGCCTTTGTAGCAGCTCGAAATGCTTCAGCACCAGAAATACTAGAAGAATTAAGTATTTGCGCTCCACCAGAAGTATTCAACACTTCTTTTGTGGCTTTTTGTACCTTCGTCGTGTCTGTTGTTTGATCATCAGAAAAAGATATTGTATTAAGTGGCAATGGAGTTATCACAGAACCAATATAAGGTGGAAGGCTATCAACCAATTTATTATAATAATCTACGGCAAAATCAATGTTTACAGCCCATTGATCTGGTTCATCAGCACCAGATAATGTCGGTATAGTAGCTGTAATTAATTTATAAATTTGTTGTTCATCCGCAACAGCTTGTACATCACCAAGATTTAAAAGACCAATTAAATCAATAAATAATCCACTGTAAATTGGAACAATAGTTTCCCATGTCTCAACTCTTGACTTTGTACACAAAGCATATTCATCAGGCATAGGTTGCCATTTATTTTGATTATTGCCACCGTATTTTTTATACATTGATAATAATGGATCACCAAGGTATTCAAGCACGTCTTCGAATTTTTTATATTTACTCATATCTACAGAGAAAGAATAATCGCCAGTAAAATATTTACCAGAAATTCTGCAATAATCTGGTGGAATTTTTAAAATAAACATTCCGGTTTCGTCCAGCCAACAGCATCCATAGAATACATCTTCTATAAAGTTATTAATTAATACCTGTAAGAAGTTCCCTTGTAAAGACATTCTATCTAGCCATACCAAAGTGTCATAATAATCTTTTAATATACTTTCCTTGTCGTTGTCACCAGTTGGATCATATGTAGGAACTACGTACCTTGCATTTAGGTCAAACATAGTTGCATTATACATAATTAATCTAAAATATATCTGACAACGATAAAATAAGTAACGAGATAAACCACGCAATTCATCTTCATAACTGTCTATATTTTGAAGATATTTAATTACATTTCCCTTGTTATATGAACTTATAGGAATTTGTCTTGTCGTTTTTGTAACATCACGAACTTGTTTAAATGCATTCTGCGTTTCTGCAAATCTCTTTTGCTGACGTTCAAGACTTTGCATATACAATTTTCGTTCTGCAGCTGTTGGTTGTTTTTTACGTGTTGGAGATGTTTCTGCCATCTCTTTTTTGGATTGTGTCATTTTTGACGAGAACACCTCCTTTTCTATTTAGTTGTGTTTTGGATTTTTATTTAGATTGTTTTGGAAAACGAAGAGATACGTTTTGGTTGATTGATTGAAAGTTTGGAAAGGAGAGATTGGGTGGACTCTTGTGGGCGTTTTCTCTGTGTGATATTTTTTCGACGTTCGCACATAAGAGAATATGAAAGCATACATGCTGTATCATTGTGTTACTACCATTTTTGGCGATTAAGGTACTTCCAAGAGTGTCTTTACACTCGACCTTAATTCTCGTATTTCATATTTTAGTTATATTACGAGTTCAGACTATCGCATCTTCATATATAAGTATGTAGAATGAAGTTTTCTCACTTAGTCGTTGCAGCTGCTATTACGCTTGCTGTGGGTTATCCACTTCTGGACTTTCCCAATTAATCAGAGAAAATTTCCCGTTTGTAACTTATCTACTTTTATTACAAAGTACCCTATACGATTTAAGGCACGGTCGTCATGTAGCTTATTTGCCTTTTCTGGAGTTAACTCGAAAGAGTCCTTTCCTGAATCTCTTTTTTTCCTAACCATATTCACAAGCTCCTCCTTTAGCGCGTCCATATTGGCAAGTGCAATTTTATCCTGCCAGTCAAGTTTAATCATTTTTGTGTTAACAGATTGAATTTTCCCAAGCTCATCATTTAAACGACTTTCAAATTCTTTTTCATTTAATTTTTGCTTTTTCAATTCTTGCGATATGCTTTTTCGTGCTTCTTCTAATTTCTTTTCATCAACGTCAAAAACAGTTAAATAATCTTTGCTGTCATATGGTGCAGTAAAACTTATTTTGTCTTGATTCATTAATTCTATCATCGCTTCATACATTTCTGATTTGTATGCAGAAGGAGACATGAGGTGTATTTTATTTACTGCATTTGGAAACTTATTGACATATTCTATAGAATATTCTTTATCAATTAATCCTCTGTGTACAATACCTGCAGAATCAGTCCAGTCTGGCATTAAATAATCGGCAATATTTACACCGCCACCACCAGATCCTGCATCAATATAAATTCCAACAATGTTTCCATATGCGTCTGCACCGCCGTTATAAGCAAGAATAACTTTTTTCAAATATTCAATTTGATCTGGTGTTTGCATTGGAGATTTTATTTTTTTTCCAACATCAATAAGATTAATACAGTTGACTAATCGCATACGAATATCTGTGCTTCCGTCTATTTGCTCGAATTCATATATTTCGCCTACAAGAATAACTGAGTTGTCTCTTGATCTAGCTGGATCATATGCTATAACAAATTTTTTATCACCAGTATCATTATATAAAAGTGGTTTTCTGACTTCTTCGTTTCTGGAAATAACGCCACGTCGTATGATTGCGTCACTACCTGCATCAGTAGTAAATTCACAATAATATTCTCGCCTAGCTTTTTCTGGATTTGTTCTCATATCAGAATCAATTGTTGATTTTTCAAACAGTGGTGCCATAACTTGCCCATGAATGGTAGGATGTAATGGAATATCACAAGTAATATTTGCTACAAAATAATCCTTATTTCCCATTAACATCTGTTTGGAAAATTCTCTATATAAGGAATAATATTTTGTGGATGTATCAGAAGCAGAAGATATGTAAAATTTCTGGTTTGGAATTTCTTTTGGAATTGCTCTTAGACGTATTTCATCAATTCTATTTCCATCTCGATCTTTTCCTGATTTAAAACTTTTATTTACAATTGCGAATGCAGAATATACAGACATCATTTCATCTGAAAGAAATCCACATTCATCAAAAATTACATTTCCGCGCATCAATTGTTATCCTATAAGCTTTTTATCTTATAGATCTTATAGTTATTGTTTCTATAAGTTCGGCATATCTTTTTATCTCAAAAATGAGATATCGAGAACTCGTGGAAAGATTATATTCTATTTCTAGGTTCACTTTCTATGCTCTGCCTGTGACTATATTTTTAAATATAGCCTTCCAGTCTGATTAGCCTTTCAGCTTTCCAGTTTTCTTTCTCGATTAAAAACCATACAAATTATATGGATCTACTTATCACTAAGTAGCGAGGCAAGTGCGGAAATATCTTGATTTACCTCTTTTTTTGTCTATATTTGAATTTAATGTTTGAGTAAAACTTCCGTTATAAGTTGAATATGAAAATCCGTTGCTACCATGGGAAAATCCATCTCCAGCAGCATTTTTTATTTCAATTTCTGCCTTGAAAATGTAACCAGTTGAACCCATCATTGTATCAATGTTGTCATTAGCCAGCCGTTCCAATGTTGTAAAAGTTTGTTCAGCCTGACTACCAGAGCCACTGGCAATATATGTCCAATAGTTATTAAACAACATGTCCTTTGCCATGATAATAATGTCGATAAGCGTAGATTTTCCGAATCCTCGACTACAGACAAGCAATACATTCGGACATGTCCAACTTTGCTGAACAATCCAAGCTTGGGCATCAAGAAGTTCTATATTGAACATAATATTTATAAAGGAAACGGGATTGCATTGAAAATATTTTTGTAGATACGCAATTTTAATTAAAGATTCAATTTTTCTAGAAGACATTGCATATACTCCAGGTTTTACATATATAACGTCCTCTTGAACACACTGATCTTTATATTGAATTAGATCAATAGTATTATCTATTTCTTTAAATTTCATTTGTATTTTCCTGCTTTTCGTCATTTTCATCTGGCGAACCGGATTCTTGTTCAGAAAAACAAGAAAATAATTCGTTTAAATTTACCAGATTCATGTTTAAAGAAATATCATTGTCCTTTAGATAATCCTTAATATCCAAATTTTCTCTAAGTAAGATACGAGATATTTCAATATACTTATCCAGATCTCTTTGCAAATCTACAATTTTTTGTCGTTGCTCTGCAACCATATCAGACCATTCTGATTCATCTAAATTTAAAGTTTTCATGATGGAAGCGTTACTAAGATCCATAACTTGCTTCATGGCCTTGCATGTCTCCATATCAAATCCGTTAACTTCGCCTTCTCGAAGATTAAGTTCTTTTATTTTTTTGATTTTACCAGTCCATGTGTTTTCACCCTTTTTTGCGTTTTTATTATGCTTTAATGAAATACAACTATCCTGGGCCAAACTTGTTATAACAGAAGTTATTTTTCCTTTACTTTCTTGCAGAGATTTTATTGTCGCAGAATTGCGCTCGATTTGCGAAATATCAGACATTAATTTTGCTACAGTATCATCGATCTTTGACTGCTGTAAAAAACCACGTACAATAGAAATGGCAGAAGAAGTTCTCATCATATCTTCATTTGCATCTTCACTTGAATCAAGAATTCCCAATAATTGAGAATATAAAAATGGCTGATCTGCAACATCTTCCTTTTCAAATGGATCATAACTTAACAATCGAATTACATCATTTTTGTTTTTTAAAAAGCTGTCATATGTATCCAAACCAGCATGAGTTTCAATTAACTGTTCTTCAGTTATTTTCTCTTTTGAAGAATCGACTGAAACAGTAGATTTAAATATATCCGAATCTTTGAAAGTATCACCATTATATTGACCCATAGCAACGTTTTTTACATATGATAAGTATCCATTAGAACGAACCTTACCTGACGCAAGATTATCAGATTCTTGAACACTGGCATCCCATAACTTTGTATAAAAAGGTTTATTAAGATATCGCATAGCTTCAATTACTGAAGTTTTATCCGGTTCATGTTCGACTTTATCCTTACCGATTTTAAGAGCAATCTTGCGAGCACAATCCTTACAAATAGGTGTAAGACCACTTTTATTTAGTGGATCTGTACTAACATAAAATTTATCTCGTGCTTTATGTGTGTCACACATATAACACCAAGCACCATCTTTTAAAATTTGTACCTTATCTTCAAGTGTTTCTATTTTCTTTCTCATTTGTGCAACCGTTAATTTCGTTTCAGTTGCTTTACTTTTTATAGCCAATCAACAGTCACCTCCCTTTTCGTTCCAATATAAAAGAGTATCAGGCATTAATTGCTAGATACTCTTTTTCAAATAACCATATATAATTCTCATATTTTTCAGTTTCGTGTTTACAACATTTTGAAACTAAATACTTGCTAAAACCATTTCTTTCTACTTCTCTAAGTGATTTAAATATTTTTATCAAATTATTATTATCATCAAGTTGGTATATTTTTGATACTTTGACTAAATTTGCCTTTCGCTTTGCTTCATCACAGTATACTTTATTGATTATTCTTGTAGTATCATCTACAAACTTCCAAATATAACCATAAGCAGACATGCTATTATGGTGACAACAACTATTAATTCTACTAGGACTAAAATTATTTTCTTTTACTTGGCAACCATGTTCCCATATTTTTATTAAATTACCATCCATATCATATTGTTCAATAGGCTTCTTTTGTTTTCTGCTTAAATAATAATCTAAATCGAATGTATTATAATCTTTTTTGTATATCCAAATATATCCATTTGAAGTTTTACTAAGTCCCATATTGCAACATGAATAAATACCTCTGCTATCATAACCATTTTGTTTTGATGCTTGAGCAACGCTCCAATATTCATTAACAATATTTCCATCAAAATCAAGTTGTAATACAGGTTCTGGATTCCTAATACTGCTAAAATATTTCTTATCTTTTTCAGACCAATTAGGTACACTAAAATTCTTTTGACCGCCTGATGTCATATTATAGCCATTTTTATGTGAATCATAATATGTAATCCAATAAACCTCTCTTTTGTCTAATTGATTTTCTAAGCATTTTTCTAATAGTTCAAAATCAAAACATCCTTTACCGTATTTTTCCCATGCAGAAACAAGTCCAGTATTTTCAGATTTGTTTTGACTAATACAGCATTCTAAATGTTCTCTAAGCCGTTTCCTAACATCTTTTGATTGACCAATATAAATATTCCCACTATAAATATTTTCTATTTTATAAATACCAGAAATATTCCAATCAAGAGTTCTTAAATTTTCTAAATTTAATTTCATAACATTTTCACTCGCTTTCCACTCGCAATTATCATTAGTAAAAGAGTAGGAGAGTAGTGCGAGTGTCTACTATGCCAAAGCTCATGACTTCTCTGGTTTCCTACTCCAAAAAATTAATCACGCTCCACTGACAGAGCAATAAGCACCAAACTGCTTATGATTACTTATTCTCCAATAAATTTAAAGAGAATAAAAATATAAAACATGAAACAAAATAAAGAAAGGTGATTTAAATGTGTAAAACTATAACAACACCAGATGGAAAAGTATTGGAACCAGTAACTCTATCTGAAGATCTCCAAAAACTACAGGAATTTTCTGAAAAACTAATATCAGATGCAAGCTATCAGCAAATGCTGAACAATAATGCCAGCATGAATATATTTGATTACATGCCAAAATTCCCATCTCCAGAAGAACGATTGAAATTTCTTACTGATAAAATGGATTCCATGCAGTCAGAGCTTGAAAATCAAACAGAAGCCATGAGAAAAATTCAGTACGAAAATATAAAATTGAATGCACAAATTGAGATACAGAACAAAACGTTAGATTCTAATTTAGAAGAATTGAATGAACTAAGAACCGTGAATGCAGAATTGAAAGCAGTAAATCAAAACCTCATAAACAATAACAAACACTATTGGCGAAATACTTTATTAATTTCTGTTGGTGTTGCAATATTGTCCTATATATTAGGATTATATTCTACAGAGGTAAAAGCATTGTTACTATTAATTCTACGAATAATGCCATGATTCCACCAAACAACGCAGGATTAATCCTGTAAATTCCAGTCATACCTTTCATATGTATGTCTCCTTTTATAAAAAAAATAATACCGGCAGCGAGACTCGAACTCGCACTGCTCATAACAATCTGGGCTTAAACCAGATGTGTCTACCAATTCCACCATACCGGCATACGGAGGCACTGCCTCCATTCGCTAATTATATACGGAGCCTGTAGGATTCGAACCCACGCGCCGTTGTTAGCGGCCTGTCAGTTTTCAGGACTGATCTCTTCATCCAACTTGAGTAAAGCTCCAAAATAAAAATGAGCAGAGTAGGAGTCGAACCTACGGTGTTTCTAATGTGACGGATTTACAGTCCGTTGCTATCGCCACTAAGCACATCTGCCCATACAAAAATAGGAGAGTGAACCCAGTATCTCGATTCACTCTCCATAATAAAAATCACATTAAATTATTTCACAAAAAATTATAAATTATCTACGACGTTATTCCAATACTGTAAACGAGCTTTAACGCCAGCAGAAGCAGTAGTTCCAGACTGTACGAGCTGTTTATATGCTTCGTTAGAATCATAATTCTCAACAAACTCATTTACCGCAGCTTCGAATTTTCTAAAATCTTTTCCGTCTTTAATACATTTATAACCGCCATACAGGATCATTGGGATAGAAGTAGATTTTACCTTGATTACTTCATCGCCTGTATTGAAAGCATCTAATACATCTGTTAATATACTGATATCAGTAGCATTGATATTTTCATCATACCAAACAACAAAACTGTCAATATCTTTCGCTCTAAATGATGTAAAATCATTTTCTTCATTTGTATTAATCAGCATAAGGGTTTCGCGGATCAGATCACGCTGAACATCTTTCTTATATTGTGCATCAGTAAGGACTTTCTCAAAGAACTCATGATCTGCAAAATTAAAGATAACGTCACTTACTTTTTCACTCTCGATTGCTGTACGTTTTTGAGTATTGTTTAATGGTTTACCATTATTCTGACGAGTAAACATTTCTCGAATATCTTCTCCAGTACAATCAGTAAACACATAGATTGTCATCTCATAATCATTCAGCTTATCTTGTACGGCTTCATCGAGCTGTGCATATTTTTTACCAGCAATTTCATATACCTCGCCATCAACTGTAACTGGTTTTAAATTTTTAGCCAATCTAAAACCATCTTTTTTAAAAAAGTCTCTTACTGTGGTAGCTCGCTGAACGCCATCAAAAATTCTTCTTACATCATCAGATCCGACTTCGCATCTAATTGGATCGATTGGATACGGACGAAGCATAGAGTCAATCAGTAAACTTTTCTGACGATTACCCCACTGATTTTCTTGACGTTGAAACTTGTGTTTCATACTGTATTTTCCTTTTGCAATATCTTTAGTAAAATTCTTTGCGCTCTGTCTTTTTACTACATAGTCCATACAAAACTACCTCCTGTATTTGATAATTTCACATTATCACAATAGGAAAATTTTGTAAAGGTATAGCACGTCCTTTTATAAATATTTTTGCGATTTTTTGTATTTTTTGACGTCGCACATTTTCTCAGGTTTGTGCCAATACCGATTCCTAGACGTCGGTCGGAGATTGCAGTTTACGTGTTGCTACACGATCTATCTATAGATTGTCCACATGTTATGGTTGACAGATTTTCTTGTTGACATATAATCTATATGTAGGAATTCACCCAGGCGTTCATTTACGGCTGGATGCAATGCTAAGGATTTTTTCAGAGTCGCATCGAAGCAGCGATGCTTCGTTATATAGATACCCTTGCTACGAAAGGAGGGTGATGCGATATAGATACGTTTCTAAGATTCTTCAAAGATACATACACAATTGTGAATGATAGTAATTTACTATCTACAATTGTTGCCGGGACAGTTCTAATGTTTTTACAGAATATTGTCCAAACGAAAAAAGACCGCTAATTAAGCGATCCTTTTCCTGACTATCAATCAGCCGATACCCCTTCGGCTCTGAGAAATCCACTTGGGTGAATATCCCATTCTATATTCAATTTATTGAAAGCCACTTGATTAGCAAGTGGTTATTTTATTTATTTAAATAATTATGTAGACTACTAGATCACTCTACATTGTTCTACTTCTACTTACTTTGTCTTACTTACAAATGTAATATACCCTAATTTTTGAGGAATGTCAAGTCAAGTCTTGACAAATGACAAATTTGTAGTAGAATAAAACAGCTTCCGCATAAGTCAATATATGATCTATATTGTATTATTCTCCGGATGGAATGTTAAATTCCAAACATAGAATTAATTGTATCTTCTGAATGATCCTTTAAATATCCCTGTGTCGTACTTGGATCAGAGTGATGTGCAAATACTTGTACTTGTTCCAAAGGAAACTTTTTAGGATTTCCATTTTTATCAAGAAGACGTAAATCGGTTCCCTGAGATAAACATTCAAGTCTGCTATGTCGCATTGTATGTGTAAAAATATTACATGGTTCTCCACGTACTTCTGATAATATTTTTGAAATACTTACAATTCTATCATATAAAACATTCGAATCAGATAATGGCTGTTTATTATCTCCGCAACCCTTAATCCAAAGAGAATCAATAGTATCATCTCCTCGCCATTCGAGATACTTTCTTATTAATTCTTTTGTGTCGTCTAAATATACAAGTGGAAATTTTTTACCTCTTTTACCGACAACAATATTTGTTTTATTCCCGTCTAATAATCCATGTTTCTGTATCTGAAATAATTCATTCTTTCGTCCAGCAGAATCAAATCCTATACTCCATAAAACAGCTAATTGCCATTTTTCTTGAGACACTAAAATGTCACGAACTTTAATAAATTCATCAAAAGTAAAAAAGAAATCATCATCATCGTCTTTTACACGCGATTTTGGAATGCCATGTACTTTTTTGGCATAATTAATTTCATAATCATAGTCATCATCATCTTCACAAAATGTTAAGAGACTATTGATTGCACTTTTAAGACGATTTGTTCTTGCAGCAGACATTTCACATTCTTCTGTAAAATATAAACTTAAATTACGAAAATCTTTTTTCTTTAATTCCAGGACGCAACGATTATCTAACTCTTTAAGAATGTAAATCATAATAATACGAAGATCATTATGATATCCCGAGATCGTTCCTTTGCTCATTTTTCTTTGTTTATATTCTTGAAGAAAATCATCCATTATTCTTTTATTCTCTTTATTTACTTGCGCCCATAATTCAGGCGTATAAAAATTATGATAAATACGACCTCTTACAGCCAATAATCTCACTTCCTTTCAAAGCAAAGAGCAGAATAGTAGTAAATTACTATCTGCTCTTTTAAAATATTCTTCATTTAAAACTTAGATCGCTAGATTCATAACCCAATTGTTATAATTCTCAATAATCCATTTTCTTCCTTTTTCTGTCCATTTCAGACAAGGTTTTGCTTTAGTATCTGTATAACTTTGATAGTCTGCATAATCCTCTGAAATCAACCATTCATATTCGGCATACGGACACCATGTACCAGATTTATTTTTAAAAATAATATGGTTCGCATACATAACTTGATTTAATTTAACGGCACTTGAAAACCCTAAATCTTTTGCTACAATAGTTGTAGTAATAAGACCATCTTTCTTCAATACGGTGTCATGATATTCTGCTTTCGGCTTCATTTCTTCATTTTCTGCAATAAGTGGAGCTGTGGCAAGTTCAACAAGTTTCTGATGCGCATAAGCTACTTCCGATGGATCTTTACTAAATAGCTGAAGTTTATATTTTTCTTCTTCAGAAAGATAATTTCCAGTTTTTAGTTTTTCTTCCATTTTATTAAATGCATCTATGTATTTAAGTTTCCATTCAAGAGCTTCTTTCCCAGTAAATCCCATACATAACAAAGAAAAACCATCTCTATTCATAAGATATTCATTATATTTTCTTCCTCTTGAATTGGTATACTCTGAAAGATAAAACATATTTTTCACTGCGGAATTTTCCGCCGTGAGATTTCTAATGGAATCAAGAACATCTCTGTGATTCTTATTAAACTTTTCAGCTACATCGCGGCTACTAGTAACAACTTGTCCATTTTCATTTTTTAAAATAATTTCGTTCATTTTATTTCTCCTTTTCTAAAATAGTTATTTTTAGTAAAAGGAGAGTGGGTGGTAATTATCCACCAAATCTCTCCGCAACGTGGTGTGATAGGAGCGTACCCTATACATTAGTTCCACCAACAGAGATGAAATAGAAGAGTAAAAACTATTCTATATAGCTCATTATCAGGTTATCCACCCGTCTCTAATCATTTATTCTCTGCATTCATTTACGGAAAATTGTAAACAGGAAGCCAGGGATTCGAACCCTGATTAACAGTTTTGGAGACTGCCGTGTTGCCAATTACACTAACGACCTATAGTTGAGTGCGTAAGCTGCAGTCTTACACACTCAACAAAATTATAAATAAAAACTTTTCAAAATCTCAGATAGACGATCCTTATCAAACTGTTCAGATGACCAATATGAAATAGAACTATATCCATTCTTATCATGCTTGCTACATGTAAATCCCTGTCCATCATCAGAGAAATCTACATTCATAGAATTGTCTTTGGAACGTGAATCACAGTCGTAGTCATCACAATCATGGTGGTCGATCATATGATCAGAGTCATCACCAGATTCTTCTTCCGTGATTTCAAATTCATATTTCATATCCGATTCAAAATATTTAACGCATTTAGAATTTGCATTTTCATCAAAAAATACAAATTTTGGAGATAGCATACAATATCTTCCGTCCAATTTTAGCTTCTCGCAAAATATTTCATCACACACAATACTAATAACATATTCGTCTTCATAGTTATCCCACTCAGGATCTGCTAACTCAACAAATTTTAGATCATAATCGTAAAATACCAATTCTCTCAAAATTTCTTTTGCATGATCATACTTAGCAACAAAACTTACGTTTCGATCACAATCATGTAGTAGCTCATAAGTCTCGACAACTACTTCGACTAATTCTTCAATACTTTTACATTTCAGTGTATGCATAAAATCACCACCGATCTATTAGAGAACAGCCTCTTTAAGAGCAGTAGCTGCCTTGAATTTCGGTGCTTTATGAGCAGCAACCATAATTGTTTCACCAGTCTGAGGATTACGTCTCTTAGATTCTGCCTTTTCTACAACCTCGAATTTTCCAAATCCTGCGATATTTACAGATTCTCCATCAGCCATTGCATCTTTGATGGTAACGAAAACAGCATCTACATATTTTGCTGCATCTTTCTGGGTTACTTCTAGGTTTGCTGCTACGGTTTTAATAATATCTTGTTTGTTCATTTTAATATTCTCCTTAAAATAATATAGTTAATTACATCTAATCATAGATAAGCGTGTTTAGCTCGCATTCTCAAACCAATAGATTTTTGAATATTTCCATAGTAATTTACACTTCCTCGCATTAACTTTTTTACAATGTTTTGTTGGACTTTGAAAATTAATCGCTTTTTGTTCAGGGTATAATGCTGTTACATATCCTCTGTGCGTTTCGCCATTTTTAAATGTATACTCAACCAAATCTCTATGCTTAATTCCTAAAACATGGTCGGTTTTCGCTTTGCTTTGTCTACGCATGGGTTTCATTGTCCATTCTTTCATATCATATGTATCAGGCTGCAAATCCGTAATACAGACAGCATCATTGGCGTGTGATTTCTCAATATTCCAGTCAATGCGTTTGTTGGCTGTATCTCCACCACTCGTCAGATATAATACCCCCAAACCTGACAATTGTTTTCGAAGCCACATCTTACCAATCATTACATGTTGTGCATAATTCAGGTTTTTATTGTCAGAAGATTTTAACAGGGAGAAATATCGATCCATATATAATTCTTCCTGGCCTTCAGTTTTCTGATGGCAGCTTTCACATAATGTAATCAGATTATCTAACGTGTTGGAACCATTTCGTCTTTTTGGTTTAATATGATGAACTTCTAATCTGCAGTTAGATTTTCCACATTCCATACACTTGCCACCATCTCTTAGAATAGTTGCTTTACGAATATTTTCATCTAATCTGTTGGATTTTTGATATTGCCAACGATAAGATTTATACCCATCTGTTAATACGCGGATATCAATAGAAACATCTTCCAGCCAATAATTTGTTATATTTATCCACTTATTAAGCTGATTGATAACTCTTATGGTAGCTTGTCGTTTCTGTAAGATACTTGGGGCAATTCGTCCTTCTCTTTTAGAAGATTTACGATTATTGAATCTCGCTTGTCTATATCTTTTATGATAACGGTGGTAGCGTCTATAACCCCGCCTAACTTCCATAAGATGCTTTACATCATTGCGCTGCTCGATGGTTCCTTTGAAAACAACTTTATTTTTCGTTTTACATTTCTGAACCAGAGCAATCCCTACATGAAGTCCGCCGTCATCTATTCCACAACGAATCTCATCTTTACAGATTTCATTTTCTTGAATTTCTTTTTTCAATTGTATTACCATTGGATATTTACTAACCAATGCTGCTCGTTTCTTACGGATAAGAAACCACGCTTTTTGTTCTTTTGTCGGCGCTAATTGTTTCCCATTCGCATCTAATACAAAAGCATAACTTGTCATTTCTGACGCCTTCCTTTCGGAGAATTTCTCTTCGTGCCAAAGTCAAGCAGAGGATATGCGTTTCCCTGTTATCAATACAGGACATTAGCATTGTTTCTTGGTTTGCACTCACAGAGCTTCAGACTGAAGATTACATCTAAAGGTGTGTCTTTACCTTACTGCTTAACATAGTTCCTATCTGCAACATGTCTTTCGACAGTAGCAGTCACTTAGGCTTGAGACCTATTGTTAAGCTATAAACAAGAGACTTAATGTGTCCACTCTTATCTATATTTGTATATATATTTCTATGTTTTTAGTTACTTAACAATTAGTCCTTTTGTTCAAATAAATTTTGCACTTATGAAGTGCTTGTCTAATTTTTTATAATGTGTTATTCTCTATAAGTACGGAGCATCTTCCGTATTCTTGGTCATCGGCTTTTCCCGAGTTTTGTACATTTGTTGTATAACAACGGAAAGGCAGGTGAAGTAACATGGCTATGTCATATTCGATATTAACGCCAGTTCACGTTAATGCTTATTGGCGTTTCCGTCTAAATAGATGGGAATTTGTCCGTGAGCATTGGCGTTCGCTACCTCGACCACGATAAAAACCGAGGAGCGCACCACGCAACGTCCAGATGGATCAGGCTCTCTGATAAGAGTTCTTGTATTCAATTCTAGGTAGCCGATGACCTTCTTTATATGTAAGTACAGATGTATCTGTACTTATTTTTCTACTTCAGCAGGATTTTGTGACTCAATAATTCCTACTTTGATCATGTATTCTGTTTCAAGATCCAGTACATTAGCTACCGTGTCATAATCTAAACCAGCTCGACCTTGAATGTATGAATTAAGTTCGTCATAATCCAACACTGGATTTTCGTCAATTTCTCCCATAATTGTATTCTCCATTAATTAAGCTTAATTGAATGTTGTGTTGTAAGCCCTTGTCCAAGCTCGAACTCAAATAAACTCGCGCCAGGGTTAGATGTTTTCCTTAGAGACATCCCATATGGATCGACGCCAATAATAGATCTGACAGTAAGACATTCTGCATCAATTCCAACTTCCACATTTGTTTTATGATGGCAATGAGCGCCAATCAAATAATCAAAATGTGTTTGATAAGCTCGCGCATATTCATCAATTGCGGTTTTAATGTTCGGAACTTCGCCATGAATACCTAATACTGCATATGTGCTTAGTACGGAATAATCCATTCCAGTTGGATTTTCAAGAATTACAATATTCTTATTGTCTTTAAGCCGTGCTTTAATTAATACAAGCATTGATTTACTCATATTTTCATCTACGAATGCATTTTTCGGCGCACCGCAAATTCTAAGCTGATTATGATTTGAATCAATCACCATTTGAAATTTAATTCGTACATATTTACTAAGTTCATTTAACCAATTTGCAAGGAAATTGGCATACAGAATAGAAGAGTCGATAATACCATATCTAAGCTTCATAAGTTGGGAATTTAAACGCAAGACACCCTGCAGTCCATCGCCTAACTCCCAAACATTTAATTCTGTAATATGTTCTTTATTCACAATCTGAACAACTTTATTTAAAAGATCCCACATACGTGTTTCGAAGATCTCTGGACTATATTCATTGATAATATTTCCAAACAAATCTTTAATCTCAAATTCAATCCCATAATGAGCATCAGCTAAACACAGAAGATATGATTTATGATCATGTATAGGTGGAATGTATTCCGGAATATCCAATGTTTTTAATTCACGAACTGCATTGCAAATTTTTTCTGTAACCATTTCAGCTCTCGCATCTTCGCGTAGCCATTTTGAATATTCTAGTTTTTCTGTTTGGATTTTCTTACGAGTTTTTTCTAATTCTCTTTGCGCGATCCGGATATCCTGCAACTGTTTATCAGAATCAACAAACATATCACGATTTGCATTCAGCATTCGATCAAATGTCGCTTTATCCTTCCGAAATTTTGATTCTCCATAATGAGTTCCAAGTAACTGATTGAGTACATCAGCTACATCATTCCATGAACCGATTATATCCTTATCTTTAGTAACTCTATATATAAGTTGATCATCTGTTTCACCAGGCAATCTTGTATAGGAAGTAATAGTAGATCACTCCCTTCTTACTCAACATCAACTGGTTCATCCAGTTCTTCTTCGTCCTTGACCTTAATATTAATTTCTACTGGTAGGTCTGCGAAGTCACGTAGAAGAGTAGAAAGTTGCTTATCTTCACCGTCAACATTGATTACCATAGTTTGTGGATTTAAAATACCAGTAACTTTCATTGAAGTTGTCGATGTTTTCTTATAAGTAAATGCTGCCATATCGTATAATTCTCCTTTTAATCCTAAAAATTTGTATAAAAATAGAAGAGTATTGAACTCTTCCTTAAATGATTTCGTCTAAACTTGTAATAATTTTATCTGCAACACCATATTTAATAGCTTCTTTCGCAGATAAATACCAGTCATTTTCAAAGTTTTCATTAAATACATCTTCTGGAATCTTTGTTCTAGATAAAACAAAGTCACCAAGTTCTTCGATTTGTCGTTGATAATTTAAAATTGCTGCAACTACATCATTGTATGTCCCAGCAAATTGACCAGCTCCCTTATGGATGAGGAATTCTGCCGTTGGAAATGTAAAACGCTCATGACATGCCAAATAAATAAAGCATCCACTTGATGCAGCCATACCAACATTGATTCCAATAACTTTTGTTTGACTTAGTTGAATTGTATCAACCAAACAGTTATTTACCTCTAAATCGCCACCAGGACTAAAGAAGATTACTTTAATTGGCTTACGTTCTTCTGCTGGAATATTATTTTTCTTATCTTCTGAATTCCACTGCATAATCATCTTTGCATATTCCAAAGTCATGGTTGTAATTTCATCATCAATCCAAATAATTCTATCATCGTAATTTTTATAAAATTGTAATAGAGTAGGATCTGGCAACTGTAAATTTTCTACATTACTTGGAATTGCAATGTCTAAATATGTTGTTTCTATTTTTTTCTTGAGTTCCTTTTTCTCCATTGGCAATATGCCTCGTGCTTTCATAATATTTCCATAAAAGGATTAATCTAATAAATCTGCCATAGCTGCAGTTTCACTTCGTTCTGTTTTATATGAATCACATATAAAATTTTCTATATTACTATCATCAAAAAATAACATATCGTCTAATAAATCTGCTATTTTCTGTGTTTCAGTTCTATTATCTTCCATAAAACACCACTTCATCATCGCAAGAGATTTTTGATATTTTCTTTCGAGATAAATTGTTTTGTCTTTATAAATGTAATTATGAAATAATTCTGCTGATTTTTTGGAATGAGTTCTTAATTCATAACATTTTTTGTGTTCAAAAGAGATAATATTAAAAGACGGTAATTGTGCTTTGGTTGCAACAAACTCAAGAAATGCTTTAGTACCCAATATACTATACGTATATGAATAGTTTTCAGGATAAAAACATACACATCCATCGCCATCAAAGTATCCGCGTATAAAGTGCGAAATTAAACCATCAGGAACAGAGGTAGGTGGTTCTAAAATCAAAGATTTATTTTCTACGCATCCATGACTAATTAAATCATTCACCATTTTAATAGACGTTATACAAGCTCTGTTTGCAAAATATTCTTTACCATTTAATTTTATTTTCCTATCTGCAATCGGCGCAGTAGATTGTATATCACTTAAAAAATTTTGAATATGATATTTATCATCTGATTTTAAAGTTAACTCTACTGATCCACCTTTTTCATGCCCCGATTTATCATACTTTTTACATATATATCCATCTGCATATAAAAATCCAAGCCAATAGGCCTTTGATTCTGTATCAATAGTTTTAAAGAAATTTTCATTTAAAGAGTTTTTTCGTGATGCAGATAAATATTCATGATTTTTTAATTGGTTATGTGGCCTGACGCCATACCCCAGTTCTTTTAAATATTTTGAAACTTTTTGTGCTTTAGTATGTAAAGCTTTCCCTATGTCCGAATATGTTTCTCCATCTTTGTACATTTCAAGCATTAATTCAGTTTCATCTTTTGAATAAATTCTTTTTTGGCTCATTATTTATCACCTATTATTTATCCTTTCGTATTTTTATTTATTTTCCATATAAAAAGACACCAAAGCCAAAAATAACTCTGGTGTCTTCGTATATTTATATGTCGTCACTCCTTGAATATCTTTTACAAAAGAATATTCAATACCTTTTGATTGAAGATATTTCATCTCAGGTACGTATTGAGTACTGTATTCTTTATCAAATTTTTTAATCACTAATATATAAATCCTTTCTTACATCAAATCTGCTAATTCGCTCAATTCAGATCTGTAATTATTTTTAAGTTTGACACACCCAAAGCTTTTATGTCCTTTGAATACGTCAATCAGTCTATTAATACCAACATTTTGGACGTTTGTATCCTTTTGTTCAATAATGTCACCCTCATATATTTGTTTACATCCAGATTTACAACGTTGAATAATTGTTTTTAGAGTATAAACATCCAAATTCTGACTTTCTGTAACCATACAGATGCTATCAGATTCAAATTCGACACCTCGAATATTTGCAGTTGGAATAATATCTAGCATTCCACGATCAAGCATGTATTCAACTTGCTGTAGATCGCCAAATTTTGATGCTAAAATATTTCCGATAGATGCAGAATAGATCAATTTTGTGACATGATCACCCTTTTCGTAGCCGAGAGTTTTTGCTCCTTTTAATGGTTCATAAGAGTAAACCATATAGCATTTTTTATATTTTCCTTTTTCGATTTCTTGCATGATATAATTAAGCGGAAGAGTAGTTTTACCACTACCAGCTTTACCATACAATACGGTAATGTCATTTGTATTAATCGAATCCATAGCGAATGATTGAATGTCGTCTAATGGTTTTAATGTACCAAACATATTAGATTTAAATGGTTTATTTCTAATAGTCTGATACATTCCGCCATCCCATTTTAATTTATCTACAACTTCATTGTCTGCATTTCGAATAATAACATATTCATTTGTTAATAAATTGAAAACATTTTCATTTAAATGTTCATAGAAATATGCCATATCATTTTCAGACAATGTAATATCTCTATATCCTTTATATAGATCTTCTTGAATAGTAGAAATACTGGAAACATCTAATCCAAAAATCCATTTTGCAATGGTTTTACAAGAAATATCGTTTGTAATAAATAAAATATCAGGAGTAGAATATGCACATGCACAAATCTGATTATCAGGAGTGTTTTCTAATCCAAAAGCATCTATAATTGAGATAATATCTTTGGTGGTAATAACAACTTTATATTTATCATCATTTTCATCTAAAATATGTAATAATTTTCTTGCTTTGTATTTTGTCTCTTCATCTTTTCGAGAACTTGTTTTAATGTTTTCTAGTTCTTCTAGAGTAGTAGAACTAATGTAAAAACTGTCTTCTAAAATTTTATCCTGTAGTAATAGAAGAGCGTTAGTATCATAAAATTTAGTTTTGATGGCTCCAAACCACCTTTCTCATTAAATTTCGCATTAGCGATGATATAATTTTTTTCTATAATTTTCGAGAAGTCTCATATTATGAGGAGTCTCACACAAATAGAATTTTTTACGTTTATGACATGATTCCGAATGGGATACGCCGCCTTCCGCATAAGGAACTCCATGCTTTACTAAATATTCTTTTTCTTGTTTAGTAATGAGTACTATATTAATGCACACCTTTCGTTTTAAATTTCTTTGTATTTACAACAAAGATAAATAGTTGGGGTGGTAGGACTCGAACCCACGACCGTTCGGATATAAGCCGAATGCTCTCACCAACTGAGCTACACCGCAATAATGCTACATAAGTAGCAAAATAAGTACGCTGAGATTAAACGTATCTTCGGAAACCTTTACCGACATTATTTTTTCTTCGGTTATCCACTATATGTTGCTTACGCACACACATAGTATCTTCCACAACCGCCTTTTGAGAAGGGGCTTATCTTCTTTACTGTATGACTACTCAAGTTTCATCGTTCCATTAACACTGCCGTGCTATAAATCTCCGCTAAGAGAACTGTGCAGAATCCGCTTAACACATCCAGATATTGCGTATCTTTCAGTGTGTGTATTACCTCAAAAGAGATTACACATTTTGGCTGCTTACACCATACAGAGGTACAGACTTTCGCTTGTATAATTTGTTTACCTTTTGCATTAAACCAATTTTTATATTCTTCCTGAACATACTAATTAATAGAAACGAAATTGAATACAGAAGACGCGCTGCACCAGATGTTTCATTATCTTTTGGATAACAAAATCCATCACGCCTTCGTAGCTTTCGGTTATAATCCCTACTCACATCCTGCATAAGCTAATTTGGCATCTCTACCAATTCACTTACCCAAATGGACATCGCACTTGTCTAATAAGGACTCGCACTATATATCCTCCTAATTCCCCATCATATCTTCATAGGTTCGCGTGAGCTATTCTGTTGCGCAGAAAAATGATTCTCAGCGGTTGCCCCTGAATCACCTTGTTGCTCCCTATTTCCTGATACTATTTCCACACAGGACTTACTCGTTTTACCGGTATGAAACTGCACTTTTTGAGTGCCTGGGATGTTAGTTTTGCATAGATTGACCAATTTTCATGGCGACGAGTTGTAAATTCGCCTTTAATACGCTCACACGCATCTATCTGTGCTATGCCACGAGTTGCGGGACTACGAGTCGAACGTAGCTTTAGAGAATATGAATCTCTCGTGGAACCGATCCAGCATATCCCGCGATAATACTGGCAGACTATTGTATCTGCCAGTGAAAAATAAAACATAAAAGAAAGAGGAGATAATTATGAAATTAACATAAAGAATTAACCTTTTGAAAAGGGCGGCAGAGAGTAACCGCCCGTTGAATAGACTACAGGTTTTGTTTCTTCCGGTGTAGTCAGAATAAAAAATGATTATTTATTCCCTTCAAAGAAAAACAATTTTTTTTGAAAAAGAGACAAAAATCTCAACAAAATTAAGCATTTTTCATACTGTCAGCTTCGAACATTTTATGGTTTCTCAGCTTCTTCATGCGATCTTTTGCTTTTTCTCGATCAATTTCTTCTGCACACTTACTACAATAAATCCTATTTGGTGCAGTCATTTTAACTCTTTTTCCGCATGATGGATTTGCACATTGTCTATATCCTTTTTTAAAGTTACCGATATATTGATTTCCCAAATTAGAAAATTCTTTTATCTTATATGCCACATTATCAGATTCAGCTAAATTAACTCTAATATTCAGGTTATCTATTTGTTTACCAAAATAAATATAACCATTTTTATATAAGTCATGAAGCAGTTCGTTTTTTTTATCCGACGTAAGAGTAATATTTGCCAATTTAAAAATTTCAGACAATCCTCTAAGATCCTTTTTATTAATCCATCCATCAGAATCCATATAACGAGCTACGGCATATAAAGTAAACATAAATTTCTTTTGTCTGTCATTAGGAAGTGAGTTAATAAGATCAATTTCTTCTTGATAAATTGGAACATATTTTAATTCTCTGAATTGTTTGTCTTTTCCGTTAATTTCTTCCTTTTGCTTTGACTTTTTATCTTTCTCGCTATCATAAAAAATATCACATACATTCTCAATTTTGTGAATCCATTTATACTCCTGATAGCCATAAATCATCATATCGGAAATCTTATTTGTAACGATTTCAACTAACTGTTTTTTTTCTATATTTTCATTGTTAATATAATAATATTTTGCTGTTAAAACAATCAAATAGCCAATAGATAGATCTTCTGGTTTCTTCTTTGAAGCCAGAACAGATCTAATATAATCCTTCTCATTCAGTATATACATTTTCATTCTCCATTTCTTCCAAACGTTTAATAAGCAAGTCACCAATACAGTCCCAACAAAACTGTCGATTCCCCTTATAACCATAGGTAATATCAAGGATAATATTCATACGCTCTTCATCGTTTGGGCAAAGTTCAATAGCCTCTTGCCTAAATTTTTCGCATAAATATTTTCTGTTATTATTTGATTGTTCTTTGTCGGAAGATCTGTTTGCTTTATACTCCTTAATACATTCACGATACTCTTGTTCAAGATCATGTAAAGCTTTTCGATGTTCTTCTGTGCATCGACGTTTAACTTTTAAACGATTGTAATCAAAAGTAGAATCATGATGTAATTGTGATTTATATCCGTCTAATTGACTTTCAACATACCAGCAGATTTTATTCATTGCACAAGCTCCAATGCCAACCGGCATTTTATACTCATACCAAAATAAAAAATCCTTTTGTTCGTCAGTTAAATTATCCTTTTTACTATATAAATCTTGAATACTGCAATCATATAATGCAGCACATTTTATCTCGCTTTCCTTGATATAATTCTTATACTTACGTTTAATCTCATCATAAATATAGATCATAAAATACGGTTTTCGATAAGCACAAATTGATTGTAAATAATGATTATCTTTGCAAGCACCAAGATTATACCAATATTTTGCCATTGGCTTTGCAATAATTCCTTTGATTTTATCCAATTCATCCTGTTGGTGAAGCTGTCCACATTCAATACGATATAATAAATCATTATATTCATTAGACCCCTCTTTAAATCGAGATAACACTTCAATCATAGAAGTTACACGATTTGTAATCTGACCAACCTGATTTCCCATGCCGTTTTTATTTGTTTTTTTTACTTCTTTTTCATTAATAATAATCTTATTGGCTTTTCTTTGAACACATTCAATTGCTAATAATTTTCTAAAACAACGAAGTAAGACTTTATTATTGGTTGAATATAAAAGATCGCCATCCCAGTCGCAACCGTTTTCCGCCACACAAAAAGAATCCCATGCATTGATAATCATAATAGTATCCATATACTGATACCAATACAAACATTCTTCGTTTGAAATTACATTGCATTTTCGAATATTATTGTGAGAAGTCATTGGACTTCGAAAGATAACTACAGAATCTACAGATTTGTCAATCCAGAATTTTGAGTAGCATTGATCAGCTTTTAATAAGCCAGTTATTTCTAGTCCACAAATTGATTGCATTAACGCAAACGGATCACCACTAGCAATTTGATAATTACCATTTACAATTAATTTACCAATTTTTGCATCATTTATTTTCTTCTTAATATACCTATGAGTTGAATCGATAATATACGGATCACCAAGCATATATTGGCTTGTATATAATGCGCGTTGCCATGAATTCACGTCTGTATTTTCATTAATTCCAAGAAATTTAATGGTGGATTCGTAGTCTCCACACATAGCATCTTTTAAATGCTGAATGGTAGGATTGCACAATTCTTTAATATCATCATCAGTGAATTCATAAGACTGTAAATATTGATAATTTAATTCACGTTCTTCATCTAAGATATGAGGAGAAATTTTCGTAACTGCAAATTCATATCCACACTCTCTATATGCGGCAATATATTCGTCAATACTTTCATATGCCGACCATAATTTCAATGAAGATTCCGTGAGAATCATTTCACACTCTCGAATGTCCTGCACATTACCCCAAATATCCTCGATAAAATAATTCCCATTATTATATTTTTCGATAAACTCTATAATTGGGAAAGGGTAGAGCATACCTTTTAACCAGGCATTTCGCAAACATACACCTGCAGGAGTATAATCTAATCCAAGAGATTCAGCAACTCTTTGCATATATCCAATAGTACATAAATTAAACCCATCAGACACTGTATTTTCCATTACTTTATGTTTTTTTTCGCGAATTGGCTCACCGTCTCCAACTCCACTATCGAGAGAAATTACATCATCTTCGTATTGAGTAATGCAATCTTTCACAACTAAAATTCCATGTGGTTCGCAAATTGGCTGCGATGCAGAGCAAGTTAACGCTTTGTATGCTTCATATTTTGCTGGAACTAATGGCACTTCTTTGTTTCGCCTACATTCACATAATTCATTTAGTTTATCTATGTATTCCGAATTACAGAATAGAAGAGTGTTATTCTTCAAACCACCTGTTGTTCCAACAAAACGTCTATAATTTATACCATTTACAGTAACACCTTTTTTGTTTGTTGCTCTTGCAAAATCTGTTTTTTGATCAATAACGACTTGCATAAAAAGTTTCGAAAAATCACATTTCCATTTTGCTTTCTTCATGATTTTCTTTGCCATAATTCGAAATTGCTGACCCTCAAATAATGAAACAGATTCTTGGTATTTAAATGCTTCTTTTTTATCAATATTCAAATTCCATTTAGAATATTTTAATTTATCTGTTCCAATTTTAAAAATCTCATACTGAGGTACATTAATACCTGCCATATATCTTTTATTCCTCCAAAATCTTATATTCTCCATCGCCAACACAGACAATAATTCCATACTGATGTAGCTCTAAATCATTAAACATACCACCAACTTGAAGATAGTCTTCAGAAATGTTTTTCAATTTAATACAATGAATTTCACCATCATATTTAATTGCACCAAGCATTTCATTCTTTTCATTGATTGCAAAAACAACACAATAATTGCAATCTTGAGTATCTACAAGCTCATAACAAAAATCATAGATGTCATCATCATCTGCCAATAGAACATTCATCTTCTCACCACATCCGCATTCACATACTGGCGCACATAACATGTTATATTCAGGATCTAATCCAAAATCCTTAAGTTTCAAATTTTTAAAATTCCATACAAAATCTATAATATTTGTATTAATATTCATACTAAATCCTCCTGTGTTATACATTCATAAGCAAAGCCTTCGTTTGTAGTATAATAAATGTGCTTTATGCCTAAATCCTTGATGGCAGCCATACATGACGGACATGGCCTAGACATACCATAAGGTTTATCATTTCGTTTTCGATATATATATAATTTTACTTTGGAAAAATCTATATCCAGATGTCGGATTGAATTGATACAGCTAATTTCTGCATGTATTTTAGGAAGAAGTGTTTCCTGATCAACGTCAGTAATTCTATATTTGTTATAATATTTCTGTACTGGATGTGTTTTGTTGGTATTACAACCAATGCCAATAATATTTCCCTTATATACTGCTACACAACCAATATGTACGTTTTTATAATCAGAAATATCTGCAGCCTGTCTTGCTTTAGATAAATATCTACGATCAGTTTTAGTAAACAAACTCATCCACTTCCTTTACTGTGGACTGATTAGTTTTAAATTTTTGTGTTTGAATAATATTTCTTCGACACTGTTCATCAAATTTTCTGTCTGCAATAATCTTTTCTGCGAAGTGCGATCCATGTGATAGGGTAGTAGAATTCGGATATGGAGAAAGTTCTGTAACCTGAATTACTCCTCCAAATCTTGCATTATCTCTTAAACTTCTGGTGCAAAATCTTGTGTTCTCTTTCATAATTAGCATCTCCTTTGATTTTCATAATTTTTAAATACATTTCTATCACTCCTTAGTTATAGGGATGATTAATAGTTCCTAATTTTATATTCTCTAAACATTCATTAACACTTCATCTTTTTAACGCTATCTCCAAGTTCATCAATGAACGGACTAGGAGTCATAAGATTATCATTGTATGATGCAGTAGAAGAGAGATATAATTCATTCTCTGCTCTTGTAATTCCGACATATAATAACCTGCGTTCATCATCGAGATTGTCACTTTTTGCATGTGGGAGCAGTCCATCATTCAATCCAACAATGAACACGATTGGATATTCCAAACCTTTTGCTCTATGAATTGTTGAGAGATGTACTTTATCATTATTCTCCATTGCAACTTGTCTATTGATGTCATCTAAGTACAACATAAACTCGTTTAAATCAAAATACTTTTCTGCAATATTCTGAAAAGCATCCATATTTTCAATCTGTTCCGAAAATCCACCATCATCAGCCTGTTTACCCTTGCTAACAAAATCATCGATTTTAAGATAGAATCTCAAATATTCAATCATCTTACCAACCGACTCGAATTTTCTGTTCTGTAGTGTATTAATAACTTCATATAATTGATCAATTCCATTTTTGAAACGCCAATTTCTGCGATCAATCGTAAACATTGCATTGTACAACGAAGTGTTTTTCCTCGTAGCATTTTCCTTGACTTCAGCGAAAAATTTCTGGTCTAACCAACGATTTGGTTTATTATACACATACGAAAATGCTGAATTATCTCCTTCGTGCAATGCCAATTTAAGATAAGAGATCAGTAACTTAATCTCTGGTAGCTCCGTAAACATAACCCCATTAACAACGTCATATGGAATCATATTTTTAGACATGACAGTTTGCAATATTGTCAACTGGGCATTTGTCCTTGCTAGAACAGCCATATCTCTATACTCATTATTCTCTTTTTTCTCTGTGATCTTTTTACAAATCCAAGAGGCTTCATCATATTCACTTACAAATTTTCTGTATTCAGGGAACTGATTTGTTCCTTTAGAAGCAATACTTTCTACATAATTCTTATCCTTACTGTCAGGAATATGTTGTGCTAACATATTCGCCATGCGTACAATATCTGTACTACATCTGTAATTCGTGTTTAAATGGACGATTTTCACATCAGAATAATCCTGATCAAACTGCATAATGTATTCACTTCGCCCACCACGAAAAGAATAGATTGCCTGTAAAGGATCACCTACAATCATAGTGTTTTTATTATTAATTCTTTTAAGAAGAAGAGACTGTGCCATAGACACATCCTGAAACTCATCTGATAATACGTACAGATATTTATTCTGATAAAATTTTAAAATATCTGGGAATTTGTCAAAACACTGATTTGCCATATTCAGGAAATCATCAAATTCAATATAGGACTTATCCTTTTTATAATCTTCGTACATTTTATAAATCTTTTTCATCCGATCATCAGGATACGGATCGTCATCTGAATAAATCAAGTCATCTGTTGACCTTAACATATTTGTCTTTTGAATTCCCAAAAATCTCAGTATTCCATTATAAGGGACATCATCTTTATTCCTGCATAATCCAAGTAAATCACAGCAAATTTCTTTCAGTGCTTTTTCTTTTTCCCAAGATGCAGTCCATACTTTGTACTTTCCATATCCATATGTAGAAGTAATAATTTTAAGAGCGAGAGAGTGAAAAGTTTCTACATTTACACTAACTACTCCAAGTTTTCCTAATCTATGCTCAATGCTTTCTTTTGCCTTTTTACTGAACGTGACAGCCAAAATAGTAGTGGGATCAATTCCATGATTCTTGACCATGTTTAAAATTCTATATGTAAGTACAGATGTCTTTCCAGATCCAGCTGCAGCAATGACAACCATATTTCCGTCTATGGTGTGAATAGCTTCTTTTTGGTTTGTATTAAATTCCATTTTTATACCTCCTTTGCTAATCTTGTCTTTTAAAGTAATCTTTTCCATACTGATTGATAATTTCTAAAATTCTATCTTTACCTTTTTCTGTTATTTGATATCTATATAAATCAGAATTGCATGTTTTAAAATGTTTTAATTCTAAATATCCGTCAGTTAAAGAAGATTCCCTGGCAAAAAATCTATTGCTGTTATCCACATTTAATAGATTTTCGTACACCAATGTCTTTTTGAATAACAAATAATCATGTTCTTCTCTTGAAAGTAGAATTCCATTATCACAAAGTGATTCAGTCAAACTCGTAAAACTATATTTTTCACCAGGACACAGTGGATATGTTTTATTGTTATATTCATATGTTCCATTTTCCGTATCAACACCAATATATTCTCTGCTTTTTGAATGACTATGTTTCTTTTTTTGTTTTGTCTCAGGCGTTTCATGAATTCCATTTTCATTCAAATTTTTTCTAACTTTTTCTTTTAAATTTTCTGATAAAATTTTGTCAGGATCGTCATATATCATCTGTAAAACATCTTTATAGATAACTTCGTAATTATCAAAAGTTTTCTTTTCATTATTTTTAAGTTCTAAAAATGGATTTTTCGTATTATAAAGAACATATTTTTTATAACGATAAGTTAAATAATATGCAGCTTCTAAATATAGTGTTCTTGTTTTTGTTACTGCTCTGCCTTTGTAATAGGATGTTTCAAAAAAGAAAATAGGTTTAAAAGAAAAACGGTTAATGTCTTTGTTTTTATTAAATGATTCTTGAAGAGCTATGCAATGATGTGTGCCGTTATACAACATACTGATATGTTGCGAGAACCTTGCAAACATATTGACTGTTTCTCCAATGTATATTTCACCAGTTTCTCTATTTGTAATTTTGTAACAACCTGCAATGGTTTTTATATTAAAATTTGCAGTAATATAAGATAAAAGATAATTCAATAAAGAAATTGTATCGTCCAACACTTCATTCGATGGGTCGAGAATTGACGATTCTTGATCTAAATAACACATTAAAGCCTCTTGTGGAGTTATGTTGTTTTGACCTAGTTTCATCATAGTAAAAGAATATTCGTTTTTATCAATGGTATCTTTTAGTGAGTATTTTTTATGAATATTCGTGAGTAGTAATTTTAAATAATGTTGATCTTCTGTCATATTATCCTTCTTTCTTTAAATTAAATTTTTCAAAAACAGTTTCATCTCTTTGCTTCGTTAAGTACTCCTCGTATTTATTCTCTTTATACATAGCTCTATATTTGCTATTTTCAGAATGGATATAATCATATATCTGCTGAATTTCTTCCAAAGAGTATTTTTGACCCTTACCCTTTGCAATCTGGTTATACATTTGGGCCAGCTTACGTTTACGATTCGCATTTTCAACTTCACTATTAATCCATTTGTAAGATTTCTTTTCTTTTTTCTGCGATCCAGCATAAGAATCAATGTATAATTTATCTGCAGGCCGACCATACACGTTTGTCATACGAGAAATATTTTTTTCATCAGATGATAGTAAAAAATCATCTTGACGAAAAATATAGATCAACTGGTTTTTCTCCAAAACGCGATTGTATTCTTTTATACTTCTTATGGAAATTCCAGATAAATCGGACAGATATTCGATCGTCATATTGCCAACAACACGACTTTTATGTTCTAATGAATCGAGCCACACATCGATAGAAGAGCTGATCGTACCAATAAGAATTGAAAAATATCTAAGCAATTGAAAATTATTACAGTCTGTTATTTGAAATATTTTTCTTATTTCAAAAAAATTAGTTGATTGTCTTGAAAAATGCTTGATTTGCAGGCATATTCGCAGGTTTGCAGATTGATTTTACTACTCATTTACTACTTTTAACGAATTGAGCCTTGATATGCAAAAAGCACCTGCGGACTGCCGGATAGACCGCTGCACCACCTTACGCGGCACGTCGAAAAGAAAAAATAAAATAAGCACCACCTATAAGGCGGCGTTTCTCACTCCTACACAGGAGAACAGGAACGCTGCTTTTTTTATGCCCTCGTGTTACGCAGTAAGGGCAAACAAAGCCTTGATTTATGCGGCTCTTAGAGCGTGGAAATGAGAAAGACAAGGGTTGATACCTTTTCCCTCAAAACCGCGTTTCTACTGCGTAACAAATCCAACGAAAAGGAGTGACGAAGCTATGGCAGTTTTCCGCGTGGAAAAGAACAAAGGTTATACCGTTATGAGCAACCACCATTTACGCAACAAGGAGCTTTCCTTAAAGGCAAAGGGCTTGTTGTCGCAAATGCTCTCACTTCCCGAAGATTGGGACTACACCCTTGCAGGACTGTCCCTTATCAACCGGGAAAAGATTGACGCTATCCGGGAAGCAGTACGGGAACTGGAAAATGCCGGATATATACAGCGTTCAAGGGAACGTGATGAGAAAGGATGCTTACGCGGTACAACGTATGTTATCTATGAGCAGCCGCCTAAGTTGGATTTACCTACATTGGAAAAACCAACATTGGATAATCCAACATTGGAAAAGCCTATGTTGGAAAAACCTACGTTGGAAAATCCAACGCAATTAAATAAAGAACTATTAAAGACTAACTTACCAACAAAAGAAAAATTAAATACAGATATATTAAGTACCCATTCCATTCCTTTCCATTCCCTAAATCCCTTTCCCTTAGAGGACGCGGCACAGCCGCCGGAACGGAAGCGAAAGGAAACGACAGACGCATATCGCGTGTATGAGGAAATCATCAAGGACAATATCGAGTACGACTATCTGATACAGGACAGATACCTTGACCGGGACAGGATAGAGGAAATCCTTGCCCTTATTCTTGAAACCGTCTGCACCAAACGAAGAACAATCCGTATCGCCGGGGACGACCACCCGGCAGAGCTTGTAAAAGCAAAATTTATGAAACTGAACAGCGAACATATCCGCTTTGTACTGGACTGTATGCAGGAAAACACCACCAAAATCCGCAACATCAAGCAGTACATGAAAGCTGCCCTTTTCAATGCCCCGTCTACGATTGGCAGCTATTACACGTCCCTTGTATCTCACGATATGTACGGCGGGCGCACTATCCAGTCGGCAAGAAGCAAGGGCATACCCGATTACACCTGCAACGAGGGCGAAAGCCTGTAAACCAACCTAAAGGAGGATTTTATGATGACACAGAGAACAGGAGCTTTGATTTTTGATGAAACCGCTGACCGCTACGACATTCGCTTTGACGTAAACGACTATTACGGGGGTTTGCATTGCGGCGACTGCATGGAGGTCTTTGTGCGGGGCAAATGGAAGCCTACCCGTATGGAGTACGGGGACAACTGGTATCTTGTAGGTATTCGGGCGGCAGACCTTTCCGGGCTGCGGGTACGGATTTAACAGGGCGGCGTGAAAGCGGACGCTCTTTTTTTCATGCCCGCCCCGCTTCCCGGCGGCGGGCATACCACCATAGAACACGAAAGGAGGACACCCATTGCAGGAGGAAACCAACGAAAAGACCATAGCCCTTTACATCAAGACCGGGAAGCTGACGGCGCAGCAGCTCCAAAAGGCTATGAAAGCCCTGCTTGCACAGATGAAAAAGCAGCATGACAGACAGAAAATCCCGCATGGAAAGCAGACCCTAAAGCAGCTTATGAAGCAGAACGCGGGCGTTTCCAACATTGAAATCACAAAGGACAATATCAAAGCCTTTGAGAGTACGGCGAAAAAATACGGGATTGACTTTGCCCTAAAGAAAGACAGCACCGAAACCCCGCCCCGCTATCTTGTGTTTTTCAAGGGACGGGACGCGGACGCACTGACCGCAGCTTTCAAGGAGTTTTCCGCAAAGAAACTGACGCAGGAACAAAAGCCCCCTATCCGAAAGCTGATTGTTTCCCTCAAAGAAAAGGCGGCGGCTCTGAACACACAGCGGGACAAAGTAAAAAACAAAGACAGGGGGATTGCAAGATGAACGCTATCAACTGGAAAAAACTGCTGCTTCCCAACATTCCCTATCTGTTCTTTGTGTATCTTTTTGATAAAGTCGGGCAGGCGGTACGCCTTTCGCCGGGGGCTGACCTGTCCGGCAAGGTGTTGTCGCTTGGGGAGGGATTTTCTATGGCTTTTGCAAACCCGCTTCCGAGTTTTGCCCCTATGGATTTGCTTATCGGTATTGCGGGGGCTGTCCTTATCCGGCTTATGGTGTACTTCAAAGGCAAGAACGCGAAGAAATACCGGAAAGGTATCGAATACGGCTCTGCCCGTTGGGGGACTGCCGAAGATATTAAGCCCTACACCGACCCGGTATTTCAGAATAACGTGCTGCTGACGCAGACGGAACGGCTTACCATGAACAGCCGCCCGAAGCAGCCGAAGTATGCAAGGAATAAAAATATCCTTGTTATCGGGGGAAGCGGCAGCGGAAAGACGAGATTTTTCGTGAAGCCCAACTTAATGCAAATGCACAGCAGCTACGTTGTAACCGACCCGAAAGGAACGGTTTTAGTCGAGTGCGGGAAGCTCTTACAGCGGGGCGGCTACCGGATAAAAGTGCTGAACACGATTAACTTCAAAAAAAGCATGAAATACAATCCCTTTGCCTATCTCCGCAGCGAAAAAGACATTTTGAAACTGGTAAATACCTTGATTGCCAACACCAAAGGGGACGGGGAAAAAGCCGGGGAGGATTTTTGGGTAAAATCGGAACGGCTCTTTTACTGCGCCCTTATCGGCTACATTTGGTACGAAGCCCCGGAGGAAGAAAAGAACTTCACGACGCTGCTTGAAATGATAAATGCGTCGGAAGCCCGCGAGGACGACCCGGAATTTCAGTCCCCCGTTGACCTTATGTTTGAACGGTTGGAGGAAAAAGACCCGGAACACTTTGCCGTCCGGCAGTATAAGAAATTCCTGTTATCTGCGGGAAAGACACGAAGCTCTATCCTCATTTCCTGCGGTGCGCGGCTTTCCCCTTTTGACATTAAGGAACTGCGCGACCTTATGGAAACTGATGAAATGGAGCTTGACACCATAGGCGACCGTAAGACCGCTCTGTTTGTCATTATCAGCGACACCGACGATACTTTTAACTTTGTGGTATCAATCCTTTACACACAGCTTTTCAATCTCCTTTGCGACAAGGCAGATAATGAATACGGCGGCAGGCTGCCCGTCCATGTGCGCTGTCTGTTAGACGAATTTGCAAATATCGGGCAGATACCGAAGTTTGAAAAGCTCATAGCCACCATACGAAGCCGGGAAATCTCCGCGTCGATTATCTTACAGTCGCAAAGCCAGTTAAAGGCAATCTATAAGGACAACGCCGATACCATAGCCGGCAACTGCGACACCACCCTTTTCTTGGGCGGCAAGGAGAAAACCACCCTCAAAGAAATGTCGGAAATCTTGGGGAAAGAAACCATTGACAGCTTCAACACTTCCGAGAACCGGGGGCGCGAGGTATCGCATGGGCTGAACTATCAGAAGTTAGGCAAGCAGCTTATGACGGAAGATGAAATTGCAGTCATGGACGGCGGGAAATGTATCTTGCAGCTACGAGGGGTGCGCCCGTTCTTCTCTGATAAGTATGATATTACAAAGCATCCCAACTATAAATACCTGTCCGACTATGACAAGAAAAATACCTTTGATATGGAAAAGCATTTAAGGCGCAGACCCGCCCTTGTGAAGCCGGACGAACCCTTTGACTATTACGAAATCAGTGAAGCAGATTTGCAGGAGGACACCGACCATGAATAGACGTATCCGAAAGAAAAAGGATAAGAAAATCACAGAAGCCATAAACGGGCTTATTTTCATTGCCGAGCGACGGGAGCAACAGCGACAGACAGCTATCCGGCAGTTTGTAAAACGGTGTGAAGCCCTGTATGAGCAGCAGCGAAAGGAGGAATTGACGCAGTAACAAAGAAACAGACAACTTACAGAATACGCGCCCCTACTGGAAAATCCATAACGCCCATACTTAAAAACTGAATACCGCCGCGCGGCAGACACATAGGCAGCGCGGGGACTTATGACCGCGGCAGTTACAAAACTGACCGCCGTTTTTTATGCCCTTTTATGGGGCAAGCCGCATTTGCGGCAGAAAGGAGCTTTATGGAATTTTTTAACTCTGCTATCGACGTATTACAGACCCTTGTTATCGCACTGGGCGCAGGCTTAGGCATTTGGGGCGTTATCAACCTCTTAGAGGGATATGGAAACGACAATCCGGGTGCAAAATCACAGGGCATTAAGCAGCTTATGGCGGGCGGCGGTGTTGCCCTTATCGGCACTATCCTTGTACCGCTTCTTTCCGGTCTGTTCGGATAAGTTTACGGAGGGTAGCCTATGGAGAGCATACTTGACGCGATTAACGAATGGATAAAAGAAATCCTTATCGGCGCGATAAACGGTAATCTGTCAACGATGTTCGGGGACGTAAACGAAAAAGTAGGCACCATTGCAGCGGAGGTAGGCAAGACCCCACAGGGGTGGAACGCGAACATTTTCAACATGATACAAAATCTGTCGGAAAATGTGATTGTACCCATTGCGGGGCTTGTCATTACCTATGTCCTCTGTTATGAGCTTATCAGCATGGTAACGGAAAAAAACAATATGCACGACGTTGACACGTTCATGTTCTTTAAGTGGTTTTTCAAAGCCTTTGTTGCCGTTTTCTTGGTAACGCACACCTTTGATATTACTATGGCGGTGTTTGATATGGCGCAGCATATTGTGTCCGGCGCGGCGGGGGTAATCGGCGGCGATACGAATATCGACGTAACCGAAGCCCTTGCCGCCATGCAGGAGGGACTAAAAGATATGGAAATCCCCGAACTACTGTTACTTGTCATGGAAACGAGCCTTGTAAGCCTTTGTATGAAAATCATGTCCGTACTGATAACCGTTATCCTCTACGGCAGAATGATTGAGATATACGCCTACTGTTCCGTTTCCCCTATCCCTTTTGCCACCATGACAAACCGGGAATGGGGACAGATTGGGAACAACTACCTAAAGGGGCTGTTTGCACTTGGTTTTCAAGGCTTCCTCATTATGATATGCGTCGGCATTTATGCGGTTTTGGTAGGCGAAATGGTCTTAGCGGACAACCTGCACAGCGCGATTTTTTCCCTTGCAGCCTATACCGTTATCCTCTGTTTCTCCCTGTTCAAATCCGGCGCACTGGCAAAATCTATATTCAACGCCCACTAAGGGCAGAAAGGAGGTTTTTTCTTGGCGTATGTACCTGTACCCAAAGACTTATCCAAAGTCAAAACAAAAGTCGCTTTCAATCTGACAAAGCGGCAAATCCTTTGTTTTTCAGTGGCACTTCTTATGGGACTGCCACTTTTCTTTTTGTTCAAAGACAGCGCAGGGACGAGCCTTGCGGCAATGGCAATGATTGTCGTCATGCTTCCCTGCTTTTTGGTTGCCATGTATGAAAAGCATGGGCAGCCCCTTGAAGTGGTTGTAAAGAACATCATTCAGACAAAATTGACCCGCCCCAAAGTGCGACCGTATCAGACGGAAAACCTGTATGCACTCTTGGAGAAACAGCGGGCATTAGAAAAGGAGGTATCAGCGATTGTCAAAAGGACAGACAAAAAAGACGCGGGAAGCCGCAGGAAACAGGCGTAAGCTGACCCGCGCGGAAAAGAAACAGATAGCGGCGGTTATCCGGCAGGCAAAGGGGGACGGCAAAGCCCACACCGCACAGCAGACCATTCCCTACCTTGCCATGTACCCGGACGGTATCTGCAAAGTGGCACAGCGGAAATATTCAAAGAGCATTGCCTTTGAGGACATCAACTATCAGCTTGCACAGGCAGACGATAAGACCGCCATTTTTGAAAACTGGTGCGATTTTCTCAACTACTTTGACGCAAGCGTGAACGTGCAGCTTTCTTTCATCAATCAAGGCTCACAGCAGGAACAGGCAGCGCTGGCAATCCATATCCCGCTGCAAAATGACGATTTTAACTCTATCCGCACTGAGTATTCCGATATGCTGAAATCGCAGCTTGCCAAAGGGAACAACGGGCTTGTCAAGCATAAGTACATCACATTTTCCATTGAAGCGGACAATCCGGCGGCAGCAAGGGCGCGGCTTTCCCGTATTGAAACAGACGTACTCAATAATTTTAAGGTGCTTGGGGTATCGGCGCACCCCTTATCCGGCTATGAACGCCTAAAGGTGCTGCATGGGGTATTCCACCCGGCAGGCGAGCCGTTCTCATTCTCTTATGACTGGCTGACCCCGACGGGGCTTACCACAAAGGACTTTATCGCCCCGTCCTCTTTCAAGTTCGGGGAGGGACGCTACTTTGCTATGGGGAAAAAGACGGGGGCGGTATCGTTCCTTGAAATCCTTGCCCCGGAGTTAAACGACCGTATCTTAGCGGATATGTTGGACTTGGAAACAGGCGTTATTGTCAATCTCCACATTAAAAGTATCGACCAGTCGGAAGCAATCAAGACCATTAAGCGCAAAATCACTGACCTTGACAAGATGAAGATTGAGGAACAGAAAAAAGCGGTTAGAAGCGGTTACGATATGGATATAATCCCGTCCGACCTTGCCACCTTTGGAAATGAAGCAAAGAACCTGTTGCAGGATTTACAGAGCCGCAACGAGCGAATGTTTCTTCTCACGTTCCTTGTGGTAAACATGACAGACACGAAGCGGAAACTGGAAAATGACATTTTCGCGGCGGCGGGCATTGCACAGAAATACAACTGCGCCCTGACCCGTCTTGACTATCAGCAGGAAGCGGGGCTGATGTCCTCTATCCCTTTGGGGGAGAACCTTATCCCGATACAACGGGGACTTACCACATCAAGCACCGCTATTTTTATCCCGTTCATCACGCAGGAGCTATTTCAGACCGGGTCTGCCCTGTATTATGGGCTGAACGCTTTAAGCAACAACATGATACTCTGCGACCGCAAGCAGCTTAAAAACCCGAATGGGCTTATCTTGGGAACACCGGGCAGCGGAAAATCCTTTGCGGCAAAGCGGGAAATCACAAACGCCTTTCTCATTACTGACGATGATATTTTTATCTGCGACCCGGAAGCCGAGTATTTTGCCCTTGTCAAGCGGCTTGGCGGGCAAGTGATACGCTTATCCCCGACCGGGAAAGGCATGGACGGCAAGCCCCAGTATGTGAACCCTATGGATATGAACCTTAATTACAGCGAGGACGACAGCCCCCTTGCACTGAAAAGTGATTTTATCCTGTCCCTCTGCGAGCTTGTCATTGGCGGCAAGGAGGGCTTGCAGCCCGTTGATAAGACCGTCATTGACCGCGCCGTAAGGAATGTGTACCGGGACTACCTTGCTGACCCCGACCCGGCAAAAATGCCTATCTTGGGCGACCTTTACGACGAGCTGTTAAAACAGCCGGAGCCGGAAGCTGCCCGCATTGCAGCGGCATTGGAGCTGTATGTTTCCGGCAGTCTTAACGTATTCAACCACAGAACGAATGTGGAGCTTTCTAACCGCCTTGTCTGCTTTGACATTAAGCAGCTTGGGAAGCAGCTCAAAAAGTTAGGTATGCTCATTGTGCAAGACCAGATATGGAACCGCGTTACCATTAACCGGGCAGAAAAGAAATCTACCCGCTACTATATGGACGAATTTCACTTGCTCTTAAAAGAGGAACAGACCGCCGCTTACAGTGTGGAGATTTGGAAGCGTTTTAGAAAATGGGGAGGCATACCCACAGCTATCACGCAGAACATTAAGGACTTGCTTGCTTCCCGCGAGGTGGAAAATATCTTTGGTGCGACACGTTGACGCACAAACATCACGCTATGAGGGTAATACTT